TGGAGAAGTCCGGAACGAGCCGCATATACATCGCGCCGCCAAGAGGCAGCTGCGTGAGGAGTTGTTCCAGCTCGGAGCGGAACTCGGGCATCTGGTACACCAGCTGCCAATTCATGAACTCCTTCTTGCGTTCGGCTTTCTCCAGGCGGTTCGGGTCGGGGTCCTTGCCTGGCACGAACATCTTGACCGGGCCGTTCGGCGGCATCAGCTCGCGGATCGCACGGGCCTCGAAGTCCAAGGCGGCCTCGAGCAGCATCGGGTGGACCGCCCTCGAAGCCCCCTCGAACTGCGCGCCGCCTGGGGCCTCTTTGCCGAGACCCGTGCGCTTGATCGCTTCCTCGTACTGCTCGTCTCGTTTCTTGCGAGCCTTCTTGTCTCGCTCGACGGCCTGGATGAGTCGCATGCCCATCGTTTCGAGCATGTTCTCCTCGAACTGGTCGACGATGTTGGAGTAGAAGTCCTCCTCGTCGCTGATCTCCGATTCCTCGGCGTGCAGCGTGATGATCGCGCTCCCGTCATCCTGCATCTCGATGTTCGAATCGTCGATGTCCGCATCCGGCTCTGTGCCAGCGTCGCGGTCGGGGTCGGCATCGGGATTAAGCTGGTCGACCATGTCAACTCCTTAAGTGATCTTCAGATCGAAGCAATCCGACGGACAATTGAAGTCCGCGTGATCCTTTAGAACAATCGGTGCAAGAACCCCGTTGATCCACTCGGGTGCAGGTTGGTTCTCGGGACGAGTTGGAACCTTCATAATGCGGCCCTTGGCTTCGCAATAGTGACAGGTGTACTCGACGTTCACCGTGTCAGGTGTCATAGGGGTTCCGGTTCGAGCGGGGATCATCGTCCTCTCGCGGAGCACGACGTGCCGCATCGTCTTCGTCAGGGGATTCGTCTTCAGTGAGCGGTCCAATGAAGTTATCCATGAAAAGACGCAGAGCCTGCGTCGTGGTATCCAACAGATCGTCGTGCTTCACGGAGCCAGGCCCCGTGTACGTACAGATCTGCGAAACAACCGGCTCTGCCCACTGCTTGAATTCTCCCTTACGCTTCTCGCTCTCGACGGCCCAAACCCGACCGTGCGCCCACAGCGGAGAGATGTAGTGAAGCCGCTGTAGTTTGTCTTGACGGCGCGGATTATAGCCTTCGGCGAGGATACCTTCCACTGCGAGCGCTTGCATGAGGGAGATACCACTCCCCTTCTCCTCTATGAGGATGGTATCTATCTTCTTACCCTGTGGACCCGGCCTCTGCCCCATGGGGACGATCTTCGGACGTAGCAGGGGATCATGGATTGTCTTCCCATACCGTATCCGTCTCGCCTTCTTGGTTCTCCGTATAAGCTGTGGCAAAGTCAGCCAGTCTTCCCAACCGTCGAGCAACATGATATGCTTCTCGGTTTTCTTTCGCCCGTTGGGTTTGGCGACCGGCCTATCGAAAAGGCCCCAAACAGTACAGGCCGTTGGGTCCCGAGTCTGCTTTTTCTTGTCGTGCGTCTTCTCCGTGAACGCGGTATCGAGGCTGAGTATGATGTACTCGAACCTCGGCAAAGGACGATCGGCTGGCCAGACTCGCCACTCCGACCGCTTGACAAATCCCTCTTCTTCTGGATCCAGAACCTCCCCGTGTAACTCCTGCCGACCAACCTTCGTACCCTCGTACTTGGCGACCGACATGAAGAACATCTTGGGCAGGTTAGCTTTGTTCTCGTAGGTCGAGCCTACTACGTTTATGACCTCCTTATTCGCAACGAGATCGCGAATGAATGGGCTGGGCTTAGGCGTGCCGGTAACCAACAGACGCGGGTGCGGACCCAGGCGGAGGCCGAACATGATGTTGTCCCAGGCTTCCTGAGGATACAGCCAGCTAGCTATCTCGTCAAGCCATCCAGCCGCTGCCTGAGGGCCTCTAAGGCGCTCTGGGGTGTCTCCTGCAAAACCTCGGATCTTACTACCGTTCCACAGGGTGATACTTGGTAGAGCAAGGTTCTTGTCGACGATGAGTTTCGGGGGTATGACGGAGTAAAGTCCTGTGGGTCCCTCGAAGCAGACATAGCGAACGTCATCCTTCGTCGGCGCAACTACATAGTACTGGCTCGGGAACGCCGCCGCTTCCATCCCCAGCCAGTTGGATCCGACCAGCGTCTTGCCCCAGCCTCGACCGGAGCGACACATCCAAATCTGTTTCTCGAACTCGGCGAACTCGCGCGGGGGCAGCTGCTTGACCCGCGCCATCGCCTTCCACTGCATCCTCCACCGGAGGAATAGCAACTCCTCCTCGGTGAACGAAGCGAGTGTGTCCGAGTACTTCTTGAACTCCTTCGCTTGTTCCGGCGTCAGCGCATCTATGAGCGGGGCGTTGTAGTTTAACGGAGCCCGCTCATAGACTGAGGAGAAGTTGACTACGGTCGAGCGGGATTCCATTTCGACTTGGCGAAGTAGTCCTTGAGGATGGGTTTCAGCATCTGGTTACTCGGTACCAGAAGCATCTGGGCATGATACCTCGGCTGAGGATAGTACACCCCAAAGTTCGTGTATGGAGTGATCCCTACTTCACGCGCGATCGCGTAATTAAGACGAATGCCGCTCATATGCCAAAGAACGTGCGGACGATGGCCCCGAAGATCGCGTCCTTCACCTTCTGGTCATCGGGAAGCATGTCGTAGGGAACCAAGAGCGGGTGAGTCTTGGCGGCCGGGTCCTTCGTCGGCCCGAGCTGCCAGCCGTCCGCGCGCTTGTACTCCATCCAGCTCGCGTGACTCTGCTCGGGAGTCAGATTCGGGTTATCCAGGATCGCCATGACCCCGGCGACCGTGCTGGCCCGGCTTTGATCCCAGGATAGAGTGAACTCTCCCCGCGAGTCGTTCAGCGCCTTGGTCACCTGGTAAGCGATCATGGCGCAGAGGACGACGGCCTCCTCACGGGGGCCCAAGAAATCGTAACCCAGGGGCGGCATCTCCTGCAGCTGCTCGGGGTACGGGATCTCCGGCGTCGGCTGATTCTCCTTCACCGCGTGCGGCGTCAGGACCGCGTTCCCCAGGTCGTCCAGGGTCACCAGACGGGCGCGAATGTAATGCATCTGGTCGTCCTCCGCCAGGTACGGCCGAGTCCTCCAGATGATCTTCCTCGCCCCTGCCGACCGCAGCCCCTCCAGGACCTCCTGGAACGCGTGGATCAGATGGATCCCCCACGCCCTGCCGTCCTTGCGCGCCGCCAGCCTGACCGTGTAATAGGGCAAGCCTTCCTGGGTTTGCCGGGCAGTGGCGCCGTCCTCTTGCTCGAAGTGCGCGCCCGTCCACGCCAACAGAGACCCCATCTCCTCGTCCACCTTCTCCGCTGCCTTGTCTGCCTTCGGACCATTTCCCATATCCATTTCGATCTCCTTGATTGTTCTTACTGTACGTGTAGTAATGAAACCAACCATTTGGCTGCTGCAACAGGTGAATTAGGAACTCTGCCTGCTTAGCATCCGGCCAACTCAGATACTCTTCGAGGGAAACGGCCCCCTCTCGTCTGTTCCTGTTTCCGGGGGGCCGTCTGTTAGCCATGTCAGTTGGGCTAGCTCTGCACCGCCGTGAAGCCCGTCGGAGGGCTCGGGTCCCTCAGCGTCTGCGGAGGCGCGCTCGATACCGTGACCGAGGCGAACGCCGGTGCGGACTGCTTATCCGCGTTGTCGACGGTCACCGCCTGATACTCCCAGTCGCCGTCGTCCACGTTCTCGTCGATGAGCGTCGGCGGTTGATCCGCTGCGACGAACGCCAGAGGATCGAACGCGGTTGCGCCCTTGATCCGAACGAACAACTGCGTGCCCTTCAGCGCGCGTTGATCCGCTGCCGGGGTCGGCGGCGTCCAAGAAAGTGTTACGTTACTCATACCGTTAGTGCTCCTTGTAACTGTTGCAGTGAAAGAAAGTGGACGGGTCGGCCGCCGCTTCCTGATAAAGAGGAAGTAGACGCCGAGGACAACGAAAAGAATCAGGGCGATGACGTCTAATTGCATAGGCCAAATACCACCTGTGGTTTGACGTTACCCAGCCAAGTGACCTTGTCTCTCGCGACGACGTACTTATCCAGTACCTTCTGCGTGTAGTCGCAGGTAGTCTGCAGAGGAGCCGTCCCCACCTGAGTGAACGTGATCGAGTTCAGCGTCTGCTTCATGGAGAAGATCCGCGCATCAGTCGTGGTCATGAACGGAACCTTGAATACCAGGTCGGGTGAGGACGGGTCGCTCGCACATTGGTGGGTGACGTCGGTATTCAGGAGGTTAGCCGCCAGAGGCTCCGTAGGAACACTTGTCTGGACCCAGCCGGTAGCGGGGGTATGGATCCACCAGTTCCCGTCGGTGCCTACGGCGTACATCTTTCCAGTTTGGGTGAGGCTGAGAGACGAGCCCTGGCCGCCGTTATTGGAGGTGCCGTTGATGAGTATGACTTTGTTGTTGTTCGGATCGAACGTCCACGTGCCCTCGGCGTTCGTGAGCTGAGCCTTGCACTGCATGCTGACACTAGCGTGACAGTTGATGTTGGGGCTGGAGGGGAAAAGGGCTTGATAGCTCGTTGTGGGGGCCGGGATCGTTTGATCGAACAGTTGGCCGTTCGGGGGATTAAAGCACTGCAGTCGGGTACTGTCGATCGTGGTCGGGTACGCCGTGAATAAGCTGCCGTCGGTCATCTGTATTGGGGGAGTCCACGTAATTACGTGGGATTCGTCCGCTTTGGCCTTAGACGAGAGGAGGAAAAGAGCCGCGAGCAGGGAAATTGCCAGATCTCTCATGGTTGGTCTCCGATTTCGGGGAGTAGCGTACCACCCTTTGTCGATCTTGTCGCATTCTCCCCTATAGAGTAGTATAGGGGGAGAAGGGTGGTTCGAGATGTTTTCAAGAATCATATGGCCGTGTGACGGAGGTGCGCACAGGGTGGTACGCCACTTTTGCCTGCCAAGGGGGTGGAGTGTTTCCCGGGCAAGCAATATTCCCCATCACGGGAGCATCGCAACCACGGCAAGGTCGCACACAAAAAGAGAGCGGCTTGCGCCGCCCTCTCTCCCGTCCTTGGGAATATCCTAGGCGTGGGTTCCGAGAATCTCGCGAACCTCTTTCGCCTCGCGCGGGGTAAGGTCCCACCGCGCGCCTTTCGTATGGAACGAAACGTTGTCCTCGCCTTCGCGCCTCCACGCGCGACGGAGCTTGACGCGCGCGGCCTTCGGTTCCCAACCGAGATCCCCGCAGATCTTCTTAAGCGGGATTCGCGCCTCCGGCTTGGCCTTCGTTCCGCTCGCGCGGGCCTTCGTCGTCTTACCTTTCTTCGATTTCACTTTCGTCTCCGCGAGGTTAGCGCCTCGGATCGCGCGCCGCTCGGTATCGAACGGCGTAGGAGTATCGTCGCCGATCCGACGCGCGATAGGGGACCGATTTAACAATAACAAGTACTTTCCGACGAACGGTAGTCGATTTAACGAACCAATTATTTTCCTCCCGCTTCCGGAAGGATCTACCTCGAACGACGAGGTATGTGGTGCGTGGTGTGCTCGAAAGCGCGTGCGCGCGCAGCCCGCGCGAACTCCGCGCCTGTGTTATGGCATCACAAACCGGTGGCCTGCAGCCGTTCTAGTTTCACGCGGAGCAGTTCGTACTCTGCACGATCGCGTGTAGCGTCTGCACGATCCACTTCTGGCACGTTATCCCCGGTTGGCAGACCATCGAGCATCGCGTCCACAGCAGCGAGCAGTGCCGAGATCTCCGAATCACGAAAGTAAGTATTGCCACGACCCATATATCCTCCTACGGTTTAGGGTACGAGGATAGCGTATCGCCTGAATGGTTACTGAAGGAAGCGGCTGAATGGAAATAGTTTCAGGCGTTATCCGGGCGCGGAGTTATCAGGTTGAGTATGGAATGGATAACCATGGCCTTGGTTTCCTGGTCGATGTGTATGGGATGATCCTTGCCACGGCCGCCTATCGCGACGTTCTGTGCGGCATTCCAGTGTTCTTTCTGTCGATTCTGCAGCCAGAACTTCTGCGCGCTGGTATCCCCAGGGTAGTATTTGGAGACTGTCACGACCTGAGCACCCTTGCGTGTGCGCACTACCTCGTCTACATCGCGCTCGTAGCCAATCGCATTGGCGTGCAGAGCTGCAACCACTTGTGCATCAGCGTGGGTTCTTCCCTCGTCGATAGCCTTCGCGAAATTTGGATAGTACGCTTTCCAGCTATCCAGGAGTTGTTCTGAGACGCCGAGAACGGCTGCCATCTCTGCATCGCTGTATCCCCGCAGTGCAATCGCCTTGATATGATCCACACGATCTGGCCAGAATATGGTATCTGGTACCAAAGCAGGTGTGTTTCGTAGTGCTCTAGGTGCGCCATTTCTCGGTGCGTGGACAGATTTTTTGTTCTTGTTCTTCTGCTTTGGTTTGATCCTCTTCGCCATGACTACCTCCCAATCAAAGATGGCCTATCATACTCCGAGTAGATCAGTCCTGTAAAGCAGGTTAATACGTGACTCTCCCCACTCCCTCTCTATAGGACGGGTATGGACACACTGGCTGCGTTAATACAAAATGGCTCGAAAAACCGATCTATTACGAGGTTTTATAAGATGGTTGACCTGAGTTAATATATATATCAAGTAAACTATAGTATCACGCTTATAGTACTTTTCTACTAAAGTAGAGCTATTAACACAGTCATTCAATCACAATTCCCCGCCGCTTCAGTAACTTACGCACAATTCACCTAGATTGTTAATAAACCGAGCAACCCGCGCTATACTAGCGTCCGGAGGTAAAAATGAAGAAAACACTACCAAGTTCAGAGCTGTCGAGAGTTAACCTTTTAGCAGTCATCAATCGTGCCAAGGAATTCGAGGGTCTTGGGGAAACCGAGGACGAGCGTGCTATTCTCGCGGCAGGTATAATGCTCAAGACGGTTCTCGCCGCGCACTTCGGGCTATATCCGAATATGCTCGTGAGCCAGCTAATAAAGAGCAAGCATATTCGCGAAACAGAATCATATCTAATCCCGAATCCGCGCAAGCGTACACGGGCAATCGTCACGAAGTACGACATCCAGAAACCTCGGCCGCCGTACAAGCGCAGTCCTATCACGTACAACGTATTCGGGCGAGATCGGCTTTTATTGTGGTATGCGGCAGCCAAGCCAGACTTTAGCGGCAGCAAGGGAGAAGGGAATGGATTATGCATGGTAATGGAGTTCTTCCGCGAGCCTAAAGTCCAGAAGCTCTGGCGTAGATTCATTAAGAGGCCCGACTGGCGTATACCGGAGGACGCAGCATGAGACACGGATTCAAGCTAGCTATTGTAGGCGCAGAGGAAGCCAAGTTCACGGACCTCGGCGCGGCCCGCGCGATTCAACTTATCCACGACCTGTATCAGAGGTATCACCCGACGATAGTCGTCTCAGGACACTGCCATCTAGGCGGCGTAGATATCTGGGCCATGGAACAGCGCGAGATCGGTATGCGCATGAAAGAGTTCCCACCCGAGAAGCGTAGCTGGCCCTACTACAAGGCCCGGAACATCCAGATCGCCGAGTACGCAGAGCGCGTGATCTGTATAACCGTCGATAAGCTCCCGCGAGGTTATAAAGGTATGCGCTTCAAGCTCTGCTATCACTGCGGGACGAGCGACCACGTTAAATCAGGAGGCTGCTGGACAGCGAAGTACGCACGCAAGCTCGGTAAGCCAGGCCAGACCATCGTAATCAAGAACTACAAGGAGAGGAAATGAACATACCAGATACACTATTCCTGACGTTCGAGGACGGGCTACACGTCGGCGTATTCAAGAGTGCTGAGGCAGCCGAGAAGCTCAACGACATGCGCCGCAAGAAGCGAGGAGTCAACCCTGTAACGATTCGCTACGTGCGAGCGCCCCTAGGACGAGCTGTAGTTAAGATTCCGGAGGAAACATGAGCAGAAAGAAAGCCAAGAAGAAGGACGACTGGGAGACCTTGTACGATCTGATAGCCGCATTCGAGCAAGCGGCACGCGCGGACGAGATGAAAGGCGGAGGAGATCCAGACGCATTCGACATGATCGAGGCCGAGTTCAAGCTAGCTCAAGAACGGCTACTGTTCCACATTCGATACCTGCGGAGGATGGAAGAATGAAGGTCATAGTAAAGATAACCAGCGAGGGTAAGACTCTTTATTCAGCCACGGCAGGCGCGAAAGCGTCGCTGACCTTCTGCATCGAAAACTTTATGGAGCTAATGCGGGAGAAGGGCTATAAAGCGATAGCCGAGTCGGATGAAGCTCTACACGAGTTCCAGATTTCAATTATGGTATTGGAGAAACAATGATCTGGCCGTTTCAACAACTGAAGCGAATGCTTAGGCCGTCCATGACATGGGTCGAGGCCGTGCGAGTGTTAAACGCGATTCAGTACAAGCCGACCATCAGTCTGGGCTGGGCGCATTTCGAGAGAGACTTTTTCATCCTGCAAGTCCAGGCGACAGTCATGAACACGGACGACCATAGCTCGACCGTTATGATTACCTCGCAGCATATCATTCGACACGAGAGCGAGGAACAGATTCTGCGCGACGTAATGAACGCGCTGATTGGTCTCGAGAAACACGAAGCACTCGAGTTCTTCAGGTACAAAGGGATCAAGATATTCGATCCGCACGCGCGTGTACCGATGGACCTAATCAATGGAGTAAGATAAATGCCGAAACCCGATCTGAGCAACGTTCGGCGCTTTACTCCCGCAGAGCGTGAGGAGTGGAGACGGTTCGGAGGTAAGAAGCCGCCGAGCCCTAAGCGTACTGCGAAGCGCAAGAAACGGAACAAACAGGGTACTCGTATGCCAGGACGCAAGGTTGTCGTGGCGTGTATCTCGATAAGGCCCGAGTTGAAGCTCCAAGCCGAAAGGTGGATTGGGGGAGGGAACTTCAGCAAGGCGGTAACTACAGCACTCAATAAAATGCTAATGGAGATGACGGATGACGCGGCTAGAAGCAATCAGGCTCAGAATCGCGGTTAATCGGGCGACCATGAGTGGGGACGAGTTTCTGCGCCTACTGGATGACTTTGCCAAGGCCGCAGTCGAGGCGGCGGTACCTCACATCATTCCCATGCGTACCAAGGACGATGCGCTCGCAGTTCACGAGGCGCGTTTGAGGAACGGGGATCTGTCAAAGCCAGTCGTCCTCACCGACGCACAGGTGGACTCAGTCATAAAGGAGATCAAAGACGCAGGGCCTGGTCCGATTATCGCCGTCCCGCGAACCGGCGGCCGACCACCACTGATGAACGATGAGTCAAAGGCCGAGATCCGCCGACGCTACAAGCAAGCGAAAATGGGGAAGGTCCGCATCGAGAGGGGCTGGGTCAAGCGGGTTGCTGCTGAGTACAACGTCAGCGACGCCTACATCTACAACATCATCTACACCGACCCCGAATACAAGGCCATATAGCCCCTCAAAACCAAGATCGGGTAAATCCCCTATATGAAAATTGTTATACGTTGGTTGGGGTAATGCTGGTATACTATCCTTCGTCTAGGGAGAACGCTAAATGGAAACTGTGAGACCAAAGGCAGATGCTTCGCTCGGTTGGGCTTTCCGTCCGGACGAGGCTACCGTATCCGCTCTGGCCCAGGGAGTCAAGAAGATCAGAAGGCACCCAGGACTAGGATCGGATCGCCCGCATTACGGCGGGAACTTGGCCGAAGCCCTCGCCAAGGAAAGAGAGAAGGGCAAGCGTACCATAACCAAACGGAGAAGGACCATGGCGAAGAAAGTACATAGACTGAAGGAGATCGCAGCCCGTTCATCGGGGATCAGGCAGCTCGAGAAGGCAGTCTCGAAGAAGAAGACGGTCCAGGCAGCGCCGTCCAAGAAGAAGACGGCTGGCCTCAAGGCCAACGCGGTCAGCGACGGGAAGCTGATCCCTCTGAAGAGGCTCTGCGAGCAGCTGGACCTCGATCCCAAAGCGACGCGGGTGAAGCTCCGTCGGCTGATCGCGAAAGGCGAGATCGACTTCCACGATCACAGCCAGCGCTGGGAGTTCACTCCGGCTCAGGCCAAGGAGATCCGTCAGGCTCTCGCGTCGTAGCTCTCAGTCTCAGCGCAACTCACGAGGCCGCCCACATGGGCGGTCTCTTTTTGTCTTTTGTCGTAACGCCACGAACGTCAGTGGACGTATACTAGCGGAGCGCGAACGCTACGCGCGGTTAAACGAAGGAGACTGACAATGGATACGCCGAAGTTTGGAACGAATCTGCCCAACGGGGCAATAGTTATCGACGCCCGAGGCAAGTACATCCTCGCGTTCAATAACACAGGCGGCCGTGACGAGTTCGTCGTCTGGCAGTGGGATCAGAAGAAACTGAATACCACAGTCCACGGCCATTACTACCGGCAGATCGAACACGCAGCGGCCGACTTCGCTGAGAGGGCGGCAAGGGGGTAGCGAATGAAGGGGTGGATGGTAATCTTCCGGGCTGATCCCGACGCGAAGGAGGCTCACGTCGAGGATCAGCTGTGTCTGACGATCTACAAGAAGCTCGACAAGGCCAAGCGCCAGTGCTCGGTTATCCTGACCGATATCTGGGGCAAGGACGAGCTGAGCGACTACGGCGTTGAGTTCGCGGAGGTAACTCAGCGCGGTGGAGACCGCAAGTTTATGGGGCGGCCAAAGGCCGATGTCGATGGGACGTTCGATCTATACGAGGTGGAGATCGTATGAAGGAGGCTTACCATAGGGCCGCCAAGGGAGTACGGGCCAACGCCGAGCGGGCTGCGACGCCCGCGCCTTGCCGAGAGTGTCCGTTCAAACGCAACTCGATGAGGGGCTATCTCGGCCCCTGGCCTAATCCAGAGGAGATCATACGGCAGGCGTTCAGCGAGGCTGGATTCGTCTGCCACATGACGATTACTAACCAGAAGAACTCGAACAAGTACAAGGTCTGTACGGGTTCTCTGGTCTGTGCCAATAAGAGCGCCAAGCTCTTTCGAGACCGCAACCTACAGCGCCTCCAGGCGGCGGCCGAAGATCCGGGGAACGTAATGGGGATGCGCGAGTTCTGTGAGTACCATAAACAGGAGACTGAAGATGAGCAAGAAGAAAATGAAACTAACGCCGGTTGACCTGTCCTTCCTGGGCGAGTGGAAGTTCGTCCAGGGCGTCGGATACTATGCGCACAAGGAGGCGTGTATCATGTCCGCCCTTTTCCTGGCGGTGAAGATCGCCGAGGGCAAGGTCACGCTAGACCAAGTTCTCGTGGAGAAGTACGATCCCCCTAGCAAGGCGCTCGGTGAATACGACCATGTATCCTGCGTATCGAAGACCCTGCGTGATGCAGTCGTCGAACGCAACGACGGTTTTAACTCCGACGACGCGCGTAAGGAATGGGCGCTGAAGATGTTACCCCGCCTTCTCGGTACCGCGCTGGGGGATACATTCGAGAAGAAGCTCAGACAAGCACTTTCTGCGTTCCGGTCGAAACGGCCCGCTGTCCCCGAGGAGGACCGAGCCGACCAGTCGATCTGGAACAAGAGGCTGGATGAGGACATCGAGTTCCTCATAACCACGATCAACGCCGAAAAGGAGAAGCGCGCAGCTACCAACGCCAAGCGCCGGGCGACGATGGCGGAGAAGAAAATGCGTGGAGTTCCGCCCCTCCAATGAACAACGGCCCCCACTACGAGTACAGAAGGAGACTGAACGTGTCTATGATACCCCTGAAAGACAAGCCGGAAGTCCCGAAGACGAAGGCTGAGCTGATCGAACGCTGGGAGAACGTGCGTCGTGTTCTTACCAGCCTAAGCCCGCACGACGCTGCAGAGCATTTCGACATGGCCGACTGGGGCCGGAAGACGGAGTGCGGTACCGTCGGCTGCGCGGCCGGGCTCTGCTCGCTCGACCCCTGGTTCCAGGAGAGGAAGTTCAAGGCGGAGATGAGTCCATTCGGCCAGCTTGTTCCTTCTGCAGGAGTCGGCTATCACTTCGGTGATATGGTCTGGGACTTCTTCGTCCCTTACCAGACCGGAGACCTAGCCCGGCTCGCTCGCCTCGCGTGCGACGAGACGCTATACAACGGGACTCGTCGCCCGGTTGGCCAGGTCATCGACGAGATCGACTACTTCCTGAAACAGTTTCGTGAGTTCTCGGAGGAGGAATAGCCGTGGAAGTTAACACACCAAAAACAATCGACGATGTCATCGAGCGCTGGGAGAGAGTAGACAAGGTCCTCAAGGATCTCCCACCCCACGAAAAACGCAAGCACTTCCAGATGGATACGTGGGGAACGAAAACCCATTGCGGAACCGTAGCCTGCGCCGCTGGTCATGCCGGTATGACTCCGTGGTTCCGTCGTCGAGGTCTCAAGCTCACCTTTTTCAAGGATGAGTATGGTGAGTGGGAGGTGGACGAGAACTTCGGGAGCGATGTCCAGGACTTCTTCGTTCCATACGGCGAGACATCTAGCTGGGCGCTCCGAGAGCTGGCGAAGTGGGGAGTCACGAACATCTTCTACGACGGCTCGGATCGGTCAGTCGCTACCGTCCGCAAGGAGATCAAAGAGTTCATCGCACGACTCCAGTCCTTTAAGGTCCGTGAAAACGAACTCTTACAGTTTAGAAAGATCCGTGAAAACGGGTAAAAACACCACGTCAAGGAGGCGTATAATACTCCTACGGGCGACGCGCCCGGTTTGAAAGGAGACCGCGATGAGTCGTAAGCACGAGATGATAATGGGGAAGGTCTACCGAGTGACCTATCTCCCGACAGGAGCAAGGACTCGGACCAGGACCGTCCAGGCGAAGCTGATCGGGGTCACAGAAGACCAGTTCATCTTCAGTGGGAGGGAACAGAAGCCGGACTTCGGGACAGCGTACCTTCACCCGGAGCAGATCCAGAAGGTCGAGGAGGTCAAGTAGCCATGGATCTGCGAACGGCAAAGCGACTACAGAGGGGGCGGCGGGTTGACATCCCGCACGCCCGCCTCTACGGGTGCGAGGTGAACAGGGTCATCGAGGACCGCGATCCTCGGGTGAAACTCCTCGTGGAGGTGTACGTCAAGGACGAAGAGGCAGAGAAGCGGAACGTCACGAGCTTCAAGCTCGAACAGTTCAACTACCGTCTCTGCTTCGAACAGCCGGTGAGGTTGTAGCCATGGCTAAAAAGAAACAACCCGAGCCCACGAAGATCGTCAAGACCGTCGAGCTCACGGAGCATGAGCAGCAGGCCCTGGTCGGGCTAATCACCCAGGTCCAGGAGTGGACGGCGAAGCAGACGGGCAAGCAGGCCGAGCTTCTCTTCTGGCAGGAGCTGAACGAGAAGATCATGTCGGAGAAGGAGGCGGCTGCGTACCTCAAGCGAATGGGGTTCGACATCGTCGACAAGCAGGGTCGGCCGGTCACCCAGGAGGAGTTGGATGGCTAAAAAGAAGCTGTATCTCGAACAGAAGATTAAGTCGATGGATAAAATGTCCGAGGACGAGATCAAGGCAGCGCAGTCGTCGCGCTGGCCCGTCGAGTATGTCGTGAAAAAGGTCGTGGGGAATATCACGCCCGAGGTCCACGAAGTCCTCGACACAAAAACGGCACTCGCCTTCTGCGAGGATGAGGGCTGGGAAGTAACGATAACCTAAACTCGGGTCGCTCCCGCACAAAAGGAGACTGCAATGGAAAGGGTACTGTATAGCAGAACGATCGAGGACAACCGTAACACGGGGCAGAAGGTCGTGATCATCCTCACGGAGGAGATCAACCGACTCATTCTCTGGGAGGAGGTCTGGGACGGCGAGGACGACGAAGTGAGCGTCCTCCAGACGTTCAAGTCCTACCAGAAGATGGAGGCCATCGAGGCCGCCGTCGACAAGGTAATTCGCCGGCACAAGGACAAGGACTCCGGTCTGGTCCAGCGGATCATCCACCACCTGAACGCGAAGGAGTGGAACGCCGACGTTATGGATCGGGTCGCCGACGAGATCCGCGACGCCGGGTATCACATCCTCGACGTGGAAGAGCCGTCATGAGATGGCTAATCGGAATCTCTCTCGTCGTGCTCGCGCTCTGGGGGGTTGGCTTCTGGTTCTTCCCCCGCGTGACGACGGGACTCATGCTTCTAATCATCGGCGGGGGTTTCCTCGTCGCTCACTTCGCAACCGGGAGGGCGCAGTCATGAGAAGCGGGATATTCGGGTGGAGCTATCCACCGGGCGCGGCGACGGACCCCAATGCTCCGTACAACCAGAACGGTCCATACATCTGCGAGGTCTGCCTCTGCGATAGCGAGGTCGATTGCAAATGCGAGGAGTGTCCGATCTGCCATGCCTTCGGCGACCCGAAGTGCTACTCGGACGGACACCGGATCATCGACACGCAGCTCGATACGATCCGAACGTCGGCCGACCAGCCCGACTGGACCTGGAAACCGGACGGGTTGACCCACGGTATCTTCCGCCTCGTTCTCCCGCGCGAAGTCCAGCTCGGCCGGATCGGACGGCAGAAGCTGTTCGACATCGAGATCATGCTTAATCTCCAGGACGAGGAGATGTACGCTCGCGAGATGGACGAGGGCTACGAAGTCGAGCGCATCTCGGACAAGTGGAGGTAGCCATGAAGAACAAGGAAGGCAAAGACGTTACGGCAGCCCGCGTCCCGGTCGCGCCCGGCTCGAAGATCGAGTTGTTTCGCGTCATCTACATCGGCGGTGAGGGGATTCGCGTCGAGATCCAGGGGTTCCATACCAGGGACCCCGGCGAGATGGGGGCGGCTCTGGCGCAGACGGCGGATATCCTCTCAGCCGCCATGTACGCCCTCCTGCCAGAGGGAGAAATACCCCGAGACGTGGTTCTTTCGGTCATGGTCGGGGCGATGGTTTCCTGCCTAGTCCGGCCGATTGAAGACGAGATTGACACGGACTTCCAGAAGACGGATTTCAGGGGCGAACCAAGTAAGAAGGGACACTAACATGACACCGGAAAGATTCATCGTCGGCTTCGCGCTTATCGGTCTCGGCCTATGGCTTCTCTGGAGGTATTATGCCCGGACGCCGAGTTAAAATACGTTTTCCGACGGAGCCGGTTAAGGTGGTTTTCCGCGATCTAAACCACCAGCTGGAACTCGAGGTGGAATTCGAGTGCGCCGTCGAGGACGTGAAGCGATTCGTAGAGACGTGGATGTTCGGGAAGCTCGTCGTCTGGAACGTCTCAGCGAAGAGTTACACGAGGGCTCACCGCCGAGAGATCGAGAAGATGAAACAGCAACAACTGGAGTACGCAGGTTATGAGAGTGGCAGAGCTAATCGAGGTGCTTCGGGATCGAAACCCCGAGGACGAGGTCAGAATCGGAGACCAGCTAGAGGCCGGGCCGTATGAGCATTACCCCGTCGGCGGGGTATACAAGGGGACTCATCGCGAGGTGATCCTCTGCTCGAATCCCGACGCGCGCTCGACCGAGGAGCCGACGGGAACAGACCACGATCTGCTCGTCCTCTGGAGACCATAACACAAACGCTAACGTACAGGAGACTGCAATGCCGAGAGTAACAAGAAAGACCGCTGGCAAGAACTACCCCGCCCAAGGGATCAAGAAGGGCGAGGTGTACTACTCGTGGAAGTTCTATCGCGGCCGAAAGGTCATGTCGAAGACGCCACCGAAACCATCTCAGCTCACGCAGCGAGCGGACTACGGTGCGCTCCGCCGGGCCCAGGAGATCGTCAACGACATCGACTGGACCGAGGAGAAATGGAAGGAGGATCGCGCGAGCCTCGCCGCCGAGGTAGACGACGCGATCCAGGCACTTACCGAGGCACGCGATGCCTCCCAGGAGAAGTACGATAACATGCCAGAGCAGTGGCAAGGCGCGGACATGGGGCAGAACGCCGAGGGCTTCTGCAGCGAGTGCGACGACGCGATCTCCGAGCTGGAGACGATCAAAGACGGGCTCGATGATACATCGTCCCTGGAGTTCGAGGAGCTGGACGACCCGACCCAGATCTCCTGGCCGAACGAGTACTAACATGAGCAAGGACAACCTCATCGACCTCGAACGCAAGCGGATAATGAAGCGCGAGGGTCTCACCGAGGCGGACGTGGACGACCTACGCCAGCTCGTTATCCAGAACCAGATCGCCTGGGTTCAGGGCTACTGGGAGCGGGGTGAAGAGCCTCCGGCCGACGACGTGGAATGGCTACGCGAGCGAGGCGTTGACCTCGACGCCATTCGAAAGGCAGTACAGCCATGAAGATGAGAATCTCAGACGAGGACGCCGCTTTCCTCACGCAGATCGGCGGAGGTAGCCAGTCGCACGGCTTCGAGACAGTAATGAAGATGGCTCGAGCCGTTCACGAAGCCTACCAGCTCCGCGCGGGCGAGCGTGAGAAGAACGCGCACAAGTACGCACCGGCCGAGGCGGCGTTGATCCGAAGTCGAGGCGCTCCGTGTCTAACCTGCAACTGTGATGAGACTGACCGCGCCCACTGCGAGGCTTGGTAACAATGACCGCTCGTCGCATATATCGGTTCCGCGCTCGCCCCCTAATGGATAGCCTGCGCTTAATCCGGCGTGCGGGGACGCGGTTGCCGGCCCTTACCGTAGGCGGATACCGGATAGGGCTCGCGCCCTCCAACGGGAGGCTCTACGTTACCAGGGGCAAGGTCTATCTCGGCGAGGTCACGGCCAGCGGGATCTTCAGGTCGGTGGGAAAGGCCACTGACAAGGACATCGAGTCAATACAAGCGATCATAGAGCGCACCGTCGAGGTCGTCCAGGCGGTGGCCGCTGCTACTAAGGGCGACGTGAAGTGCGCTATCTGCAACCGAGTCTTATACCCGACGGAGCGCAAGCGGGGCTTCGGCAAGGCGTGTTGGGCGAACGGAGAGTTCAATACGTATGAAAGAAGGACTATCGCGTGGCAGCAACGTTCGAGTAAGATAGGGACGGGCCGGAGTTCGGCTCGGAAACAATAACTAGGAGACTCTGATCATGGCTACGAAATCGGTTGGTAAGAACGTCAAGTACGATGTCAGCAAGGACGGGAAGCTCACGATCACCGTCGATCTCAAGGAGACGAACGGCAAGTCGAAGTCGGGCAAGACTCTGACGATCGCGACATCGAACGGGAACACGAAGGCGTTGGACCACGAAGGCAACGAGTTCGTCTTCGGTCTCAACGTCTACAAGTATCCAGAGGAGTGATCCGCCGTAAGGGCTAGCAGTCTCCAGCTCTCACGAGCGGACGTTGTCGGCACGGAGTCCGGAACTGGTACGGCCATAGCGTTAACCGTACTGGGAGTGGGGCCGCCTTCGGGCGGCCTCAACTTTGTGGATCGCCCGCGATCCCGCGTACCAAGTCAAGGGTTCCGGTCGGGGCGGCCGAGCTAGGCTAGACGCCGCGCCGCGCCTAGGCCGCCGAGCCTCTACGATTCGATATAGGCTCGCGTTCGGGTTAGGGCCGGTAGGGTATAGGGTCCGGAGATCGCTCGAACGGCGTAGGCTAGCGCGGTATAAATCAGTATGGAAAAACTGGTATATTCCGGTTGTTTCGACGCCGCGCTATACTTCCGTCGCACAGTTCGTGGTTTGAATAGGACCTCGTCATTTCGTTGGGAGGATCTCGATGAAGTAAAACCCACAAGTCGAATGCGTCCCATGAGCGGAAGCGGGGAGACTGGCCCCGCTTCTTTATTGTGGTGAGGATAGTGTACCGGATAGCACGTCGCGCTGTGATCGCGAAAGAAGGGTTCAACTCCCTACCTCACCCCATCTACTGGAGAGCCCAGTAACATTCCACGTCGTTCTCTTCTCCAGCTCCAACTAGCTGTGCCTCGACTAACTGGTCAAGAATCTCTGAGAACTCCCGCGCTTGTAGATGGCGGCAGAGTTTCTGGAGAACGACGAAGGGCATTAGGCCGCGCTTGAGGAAGTCGCGGTGCTTGGGCGAGGCGCGGTGAGCGTACTTCTGGGGATTCCTGATATAGCGTTCGACTGTCTTGGACTCGCGCTCGCGGAAGGTACGTGCGGTGCTCTCCCCGATTCGAGCTGTCCAGCAGGAGATACTCCAGCGGATCAAGTTTATCGCCCAGTCGGCAATCTCCGCTGAGATGACAGGCTTACGAGGATTCACTCCGACTGCCGCGATCCCCGCGACGATGAGTGAATTCTGATTAGCCCGGCCCCAGATCTCGTTCTCGCCCTCACTCGACGCATGCCTCCGCGCCTCTTCATCGAAGTCCGTAAACATAGCATAGGTCGGACCATCCTCGAAGATGATCTCCTGAGGGAAATGCTTCGGCTCGAACTCCATCATCTCCTTAGCAGTCTTCATAATCGAGGACGGGAACACGTCGCTTCGGCCGGTGTTCGCTTTCGGTGCGCCGTCGCCAGAATCGAATAGGATGAACCGATTAAGCAAGCCCATAGCGAGGTCGGACACCGTCACCGATTCGATTAGCTGCGCCGGTTGAGCGGCCGCCAGGAGCCCGAGCCACGGCCGGTCTAGCGCGGGGATCTCTGTCTTGCGTCCGGGAAACGCAGGTACGTGCGTATTCGCACGACCGTAGAGCGCGAGGAGCCATGTGATGATCTGGTAGTCGAACGAGGCTGCGTTCTTCGTCGCCTTCAAACGCCTTGCCGCTTCGTCCCAGAGCCAGCACGCCATAGCCGGTGGCTCGCTGAGCTTATCGAGCAAGGCGTAGTAGGATTGGAACCCTTGGAATACCGCGCTACCCATCTTAATCTTCGCGGCAAACTCGTACACGCAGTCGAGAGCCGATCCCTTACCCGCAGCCGTCGGAGCCAGGAGCATAAAGTATGGTTGAAGCGGGGTTGCCCAACCTTGAACGATGTACTTGTTACCCGAGGCGAGAGCCGTGCACATCAGACCGACGGCTAGATCGAACGACGGCTGCAGAAGGTAGGACTTTTTGGCAGACCACCGAGCGATCTCGCCTACCATACCCGGTGCGTCAACCAGTGCCTTGTCGATCGGCGGGATCGTGACTGTGACTTCCCCGGCCACCAGCTTAGGTGGCGTCTGGTAGTTCTTCGGCGGAGTTAGCCACTCGCGAGCGACCTTCACCACTTCGGGTGGCACGAACGTGGAGAGGATTCTCCAGCCGGCAATCCGGTCGCCCTTCTTGAAATGCTCGATTGTATTCGTGACGGTGAGCTTCCGATCTCCCGGCTCGTCGTCGTCCTCGCTAATGCAGGCGAGGAAGGCTTCCATAAACTTGACTGTCTCGTCCTCTTTCCAACCGCTCCACATCAGAGCGCCGGTCAGAGAGTGGATAAAGTCGTGACGGCCGCCCTCGGTCGGGAAGTTCCGAAGTAACACCGCTGCGGCCGCGACGTGGCCGACGAGCCGTTCCAGCTCGGCTTTGGTTAGAGTCGTGAACGGGTGGGAGTCGTTGATCTCGTAGCGTTCATTGTCAGGGTGAAGCGACGGCGGGAGAACCGACTGTGAGCCGGTGGAGCGAATCTCGATGACCTTAGTCTTGTCAATTACCTTGGAACTCGAGACGGCACCTTTACAGCGGTAGAGAAAGTGTGAACTGGGACGACTGAGCCGACCGTATGTAAAGGTCTCTGGTAGATAGTGTTGCGCGAAGTGCGCGGCTTCGTCCCAGTCGAGGTCGATATCAACGATCCAGTTACTGGGTTCTCCCCAGAGGCCGCCGAGGTTGTCGCCTTGCTTAAAGAACTGCGCGACAGTTTTTTCACTGACCCGCAGAGAGTTCCACCCCTTCCCTCCAGAGGGTATCTTAGAGGCGGGACGGAGCGGAACGGGGCGAATCCCCAACTCTAACCAATCCCGCGCTGCCGCTACACTGTCCAGTTTACGTCCGCGAACTTTTGCGCTATTCTTCACGCCGTCTATCTCCGTACACGGTTATGTCGATTCTGATTTGGGCGAGGCTACAACCTCGCCCTTTCTTTTTCGTGGCGGTGAACATTCACTTTCCAACCGCCGCAGCGAAGGCGTATCTTACTCCGGTGCGCTAATCAAAAAAACTTGCGGAGACAGACACATGCCGTTGGTAGTTCTCGAAGGACCCGATGGGTCTGGTAAATCGACTCTTGCCCAGAAGCTGCTTAAGGGTACCGGCCGACCCACTCTCCTGATAAAGAGATCGGGCCCACCCGGCGACATCGAGACGATCGACTGGATGAATCAGTGGTTGCGATACCAGTCGGTGACCGGCCTCAACGTCATCGCCGATCGCCACCCGATTATATCAGAACACATCTATCGTCCAGTAGTCCGTCAAGAGGGGCCATCCCCCTGGACGATCGAGGAAGTCATCGCCGCCTTCCGGGGCCGGGCGATCCTTCTGATCTACTGCCGTCCGCCGGTGGCCTGGCTCGAGGAGGGCGTCCAGAAAGAGGAACAGATGAAAGGAGTGCACGAGCACTTCGGCTCGCTCATCCTCGCCTATGACGCTTTCTTCATGCACTTAGGCGACGCCGGGATTCCCTTTCATTTCTACAACTACCAGAACGATCCCCAAAGCACGAACGCCATCCAGCTGGTAAGGGAGTTCTGGGATCATAGGAGACTGTAATGGATCGTCTCGCCAAGATCTTCGAGAGCAAGGCCAAGTCCTCGTCCGCCTTCCGAACAGTCCAGTTCGAGCTAGGCATGATCCACCGCGACGCGGTAGAACACGCCGACTGGAAGACCCGAGAGGGCTGCGTCGAGTTGCACAAAGGTCTCCACTGGATCAATCTCGAACTGTCGGAGTTCCTAGGCGCGACTCCGGCCGAGCGGCCCGAGGAGCTGGCCGACGTTCTCCACTTCCTGATCGAGTTCGCCCTGCTGGCCGGATACGACGCGACGCTCATCCAGGAGGATCTGCGCTGGGGAGACCGGCTCGATATCGTCGTCCAGGCGTCGAAGGACGACTCGTTTGTCTTCCCCGACGAGGAGACCAACGCACGGTTTATGATCCTCGCGACTCTGCAGGTCGCCGAGATGCTGAAGAACAAACCCTGGAAACAGACGTGTCGGGTCGAGCGCGACGAGGAGCAGTTCACTCATCGAGTCCGTGGCATGTTCTATTGGTTCGGGGCGCTAGTCCGTACCGCCGGGCTCAACTCCGAGGATCTCTACGAACAGTTCATGCGGAAAGAAGTAATCAATTACAAACGCATCGCATCGGGGGTTTGACATGATGCTCCGTCTCATTCGGCGTCTCGTCCGCGAGGAGCCGACGTTCAGGGGTGGTCTCTACAAGCTATTCAATGGATTCACATGGGAACAGAAGAAACTCCCGAATCTGTCCTACGACGATATTGGCTACAAAGCCAACAAGGACGGACAGCTCCGGAAGAACTACATCAATCCGGAGGAGTTCGAGCGGGTCAAGTCCATCCTCGATCGACGCGCGCGGGGCAGGGGCCACCATATGACCTCTGTAGCCCTATCGTTTCGTGGACAGCAAAAGAATTCACGGTCTCAGGGGTGGTGCTTATTGTCTTTAGTAGTTTCACGAATGCGGCGCCCCCAACTGGAAGTCGCGGAGATTCACTACCGTTCTACTGAAGCGATCTTCAAGTTCCACGCCGACATCGTCCTCCTGAACTGGGTCTTTAAGGAGCTGGGTCTCGAGCCGGACATCGTCAAGTTCCGGTTCGCGAATATCCACCTCAGCGGCGTGTACCTTCCCGTCCTGCTTCAGTACTGGGACCCGGAGGATTTCGTCAAGTTCGTCTACGACACCGACCGGGACTTCTTCAAGCGTGGACTTCGCTGGCTCCTCCGCTCATCGTATACCGAGGATCAGTGGTTCCCGTTCTCTCCCGAGCAGGTCATGCACCGGCTTAATTGGGAGCGCGGCGAGCCGAAGCAGCTCGTGAAATTGATCGACCCGTTGTACCGCAAACTCGGGTACGATTTGCCGAAGCTCCACCACCAGCGAGATACCTATGTCACGCGCCGCAAAAAAGCGGTCGAGGAAGACTAGGCGGAAGTCCGTTACTGTCAACTTCCGTAGCATGTATTCCTCTGAGCGCCCGCTCATGTTCTTCGACCCTGATAAGTTCGACCATGACCTAATCAAGAAGGAGAAAGAAAATGAAGCTCTGTCTGATCGGATCGACCCGTTTCAAAGACCTCTACCACGAGGCTAACCGGAAGCTCACGGCGGAGGGACACATCGTCTACTCGGTGGCGTTCATCTCCAGCGACGGAGAGCCGAACGAAGTCACGGAGGCAGAGAAGATCATTCTCGACCTCGTGCATCTTCGGAAGATCCTGGAGTCCGACGCCGTGGTCCTGATTTCCGATGAGACGAAGTACATCGGGTTTTCGACCAAGCGCGAGATTCAGTGGGCCCAGATGAACGCGAAGCACTTCTTCCCTAACCCGAAAGCCGTCCCCTCTGCCTTCAGGGGATTGGAGAGGAACCACAAATGAATCCGTTAATTCTCTGCATCTACCACGGGAACTGCGCGGACGGATTCACCGCCGCGTGGGTCGTTCGCCGCGCGCTCGGCGCAGACGCGGTGGACTTCTATCCCGGCGTCTACCAGCGCCCGCCGCCCGACGTCACCGACCGGGACGTCATCTTCGTGGACTTCTGTTACAAGAAGGAGATCATGCTCGAGCTAGCCAAGAAGGCGAAGTCGATTATGGTGCTCGATCACCACAAGTCGGCGGCAATCGACATGAACGACGTCAAGCACGTTTGGGGATTTAGCCGAACCGATTGGGAGAGCATGGTTCGCTACGGAGATCCATTCTCCAGGGTCATGCTGGAATTCGACATGAATCGCTCCGGTGCCGGTCTTACCTGGGACTTCTTCAATCCCGGCGAACCGCGACCGAAACTCATCGACCACGTCGAGGACCGGGACCTCTGGAAGTTCAAGCTTCCGAACACGCGAGAGATCCAAGCGTGTCTGTTCTCCTATCCGTATGACTTCGAGGTTTGGGATTCGTTGATCGAGGGATTCGAGCATCCGAACCCCCGGAATCTGATGATCGACGGAGGAATTGCAATCGAGCGGAAGCACTTCAAAGATATCGAGGAGCTGATCCTCGTTTCCACTCGACCGATGCGCCTCGGCGGATATCTCGTCCCGGTCGCGAACCTGCCGTACACCATGACCTCCGACGCAGGACATATCCTCTGCTCGCGGAACTTCGAGGGGCGCAAATCCGCCGACCCCAACGATCCGTACAAGCAGCCGTTCGCGGCCACGTACTACGACACACCGAATGGACGGCAGTTCTCGCTACGCTCCGAGCCGGGTGGCGTGGACGTATCGGAGATCGCCGTTCAGTACGGCGGGGGCGGGCACGCGAGAGCAGCTGGGTTTCTACGATCCTACAGCCTTCTGTCCGACTTCGAGCCATGAGGATCGTAATCACCGGGCCGCCGCAGAGCGGCAAGAGCACGGTCGGCTCGATCCTCTCGGCGGTTTTTGGTATTCCGCTCTGGCAGACCGATAGCCTACTCCCAGAGAACCTGGAGTGGAGCGAGTACAGCCGCCGGGTCGCCGAGTGGTTCGACCGGCCGGGCGACTGGATCATCGAAGGCGTGGTCGTACCGCGCGCCGTCCGGAAGTGGATGGCTATGCATCCGACGGTCGATCCGCCGTTCGACAAGTTCATTCTGCTCCGCGAGCCACAGAACAATCTCGTGAAGCTCGGACAGCAGACCATGGGAAAACAGGTGATCGCTCTAAGTGAGGAATTACTACAGTGGATAAGCCCATCAAAATCGGTCCAGCTCGACGCCTCTTTCGCTGTCCTCTCCTCGGCCAAGAAGTCACCACCCCCGAAGGCTTCCAGCGAGTAATCGCGCACCTTCCGGCTAACGGGCAGGTACTTCATCTTGGGGCACAGCCGCCCGACGAGTCGTTGCATATCTACGTCCTAGCCAAGGACAAGTATGATAAGGATGGCAACGCACGTCAGTGGGAGCTGGGGGAGATGCAGCCGAGGGAATTCATCGTCGCGATCCCCGGCCATCTCGTTCCCGACGCCTACCAATTTCGCGCGACGGTACGGACGCCACAGGGGATCGCTTTCTTGTTCGAGAAGATCGAGAAGTCTCTGATCCAGGTACCGGGAGGACGAGGGTGAGAATACTACCGAGCTTTGCCAAGGCCGTCGAGTGGACGAGCGAACTCATGCGGACTTCGGCCTACGAGGTTCGCGGGACCCGCTGGCAATCGACCGACGTTTCGACAAAGCCAGAAATGCGGATGAAGGAGATCCTCAATCACTCCTTCCAGGTCAAACTTGGGAACGAGGACATCCCGGCCCTACAGCGGGATATCATGCCGAACCTACCCTGGGCCGAGGATCACTTTCTCGAACGTGTCGGCGGAAAGCCGCTGAACCCTGGCGTCCAGTGGAGGAACTGGCCCTGGGCTCTCTCGGCCGATAAGTTCCGAACCGAGGGCGAAGCCTTCTCGCATACGTACATGGAACGCTACTGGCCGAAACGCGCGGGTCAGATGCTGACCGGAGACGATCTACCGCACCTAGGGATTCGCTACCGATACGGGGACCTCAACGATGTCATCGATCATCTCCTGGGAGATCCGCTTACCCGACAAGCGTATTTTCCTGTCTGGTTCCCGGAGGACACCGGCGTTGTCCATGGCGAGCGCGTACCGTGTAGCCTGGGCTACCACTGGATTCTCCGCAACGGATATCTCCACACGTCCTACTTCATCCGGTCGTGCGACTTCGTTCGGCACTTTCGGGATGACCTATATCTCTCGACACGTCTGACCTACTGGCTCCTGGATCAGCTGCGGAAGAAGCAGGAAGAGCTGGGGCTACTCGCCGTGAACGCGGGACCGGGCTACTGGATCGACTGGAAATCTGTTCAGCTCGGGCTGTTCACGTTTCACTGCGTCTCGATGCACTGCTTCGTCAACGACTGGAATACCATGTACGCGAGGGTAGCCGTATGACCCGGATCAGCCGAGAAGAAATGCTCATGGAGATGGCGCTCGTCGTTCGGCAGCGCTCGACGTGCCTACGTCGGCAGGTGGGCGCGGTGCTAGCCTACGACGGTCGGGTACTCTCTACCGGCTACAACGGCGCTCCTGCGGGGATACCGCACTGTACGCCGACCAACTGTAACCCGACGAATCCCTGCCTCGACACTATCCATGCCGAGGCCAACGCGGTAGCCTTTGCGTCTCGACACGGAATCCGAACCAAGGACGCCGCGCTCTATACCACCGCCTCACCATGTAGGGAGTGCGCGAAGCTACTCATCAACGCCGGGATCATTCAGGTGTTCTACGCCGAGGAGTACCGAGATATCTCGCCGATAGCTCTCTTGCAGCAGAGCGGGGTCACGGTCGTCCGATGGACAGCTGATATCCAAGAGGCGATGGCGAAGTTCGATCAGAAGCGTCGGACGCTCTAGTGCCGTCGCTGAATCCACACTGTCAGAAGTGCCCGCTCCATAAGACTACGAGCGGGACTGTCTGCGTCGCCGGGGAGGGACCGAGAGATGCGCGAATCATGGTCGTGGGTGAAGCTCCAGGTCGCGAGGAGGAGAAGACAGGAAAACCTTTTCAGGGTGCTTCGGGAAAGCGACTTCGCGCGGAACTCGCCGCCAATGACCTCACCAAGGTCTTTATCACCAACACGGTTCGCTGTAGACCACCCGATAATCGTAAGCCCACGGCGGCCGAGATCAAAGCGTGTCGAGAGTACCTGGATTACGAGATCGACCGCGTCAAGCCTGAAATCGTTGTATCTCTTGGAGCGACTCCGACAAAGGCTCTGTTTAAGGGGAAGGCCAAGGTTTCGCAGCATCACGGCACGATCATCGAAGATCCATCCAAGAAGTATCGCGGCTATGTTTCTTATCACCCCGCCGCCATGCTCTACGATCCGGGGATCGAGCCCGCTTTTAAGGCGGACATCGCCCGGCTTGCGCGGACGCTACGCGGTGAGGTTAAAAGCACCGAGGTGCCTTGGTCGATCGTTCGTCGTGGAAACCTTCATAAGTTCCTACGGGAGTTCCGTGCGGCTACGTCTTTCTCATTCGACCTTGAAACAACCAGCCTTTTTCCGCATGACAAGCTCGGTCGAATAAACTGCGTCGGGATCGGGCTCCCCGGCAAGACCTGGGTAATCCCGAATATGGTACCGGGCTGGTACCCCTGGAGAAAGGACCCAAAGAAGCTCCACTACTACCGAGGCTCGCCGTGGAGTCGTGGAAATGCTCTTGAGTTCCTGATCCGAATGCTCGCCGGGATCGCGAAGGCGGACCAGAAACACGGCGTAGCTCAGAACGGCAAGTTCGATAACCTCTGGCTCCAGACGTACACGAAGCGTCGATTTAAGATCACTTTCGATACGATGCTCGCGAGTCACGTGCTCGACGAGAACGAGGATCATGACCTTAAGTCCATGTCCAGGCAGTACCTCGACGTTCCCGAGTACGATCTAACGACAGCGGAGAAGAAAGGCAATGTCGATCCTTTCAAGCTCTACCAGTATAATGCGCGTGACTGCGGATATACGCTGCGTCTGCGGACAGTATTTCGAGCCAGTCTCCGTAGAGAACCTGAACTCGAGCGGCTGTTCTATAGTCTTGTTATGCCTGCGGTGCGGGCAATGGAGGACATTGAACTTCAGGGCAAGACTATCAACGTTCAAGAAATGGATACGCTTGCTCTCGATCTTAGAGCGCAGGCTATCTCGCTCAACGCGGAGCTTAACGAGATGGCTGGGCGCGTCGTTAAGTGGAGCGCTCCGAAGCAAGTCGGAGTCGTCCTCTACGACGACCTCGGAATCAAGTGCACAACCTTCACGGCCAAAGGCGCGCCTTCTACATCTGAAACGGCGCTCATAGACCTCAAGGGGAAACATCCACTTGTCGACAAACTCCTCAAGTACCGGGAAGTCACGAAGTTCCATTCCACCTACGTCGAAGGCTTTCGTAAGCGTATGGTTGGAGAAACCTTGTTTATCTCCTACAAAGTGCATGGAACCGTTACCGGACGGTATTCTTCTCGGATACATTCAATACCCAGGGATGGCTCGGTTAGAAATCTGGTCATCGCTCCCCCCGGCTGGCACTTCGTCCAAGCGGACATCTCGCAAGCGGAGCTAAGGATCATCGCGCAGATCTCCCGCGACCTGGAGATGCGGAAGTGCTTCCTGGAGAACATCGACATCCACTGGCGAACTCTCATGTTCGCTATCGCGGCCGGATATATCAGCGGCGACTATGCCGACCGCGTAATCGACACCGCCTATAAGCTCACAGGTGAGAGGCTCCGGATCTTCGACGCCTGCGAGAAGCTGCTCGACGTAGGCCACGATAAGGCCATCGAGATCTGGGACGGCTGGAAGGAAGGCCGCAAGAAAGCAAAGGCGATCAACTTCGGCTACGTCTATGGGATGTACGAGAAAAAGTTCATCCAGACGGCCAAGGAGAAGTACGGATGGGAACCGACATGGGACGAGGCCCACGCCTGCCGCGAGGGCTACTTTCAGCTATACAGCGAATTGCCAAAGTGGCACGACAGACAGAAGAGGCTGGTGCACGCGAACGGCTTCGTGAGGAACATGTTCGGGAGGAGACGCCGCTTGCCGGGGATCTACGCTGGCGACAAGGGAAAAAGAATGGAGGCCGAACGCCAGGCGATCAACAGCCCGGTCCAAGGCACAATCGGGGACTGGAAGGCCGCAGTTCTCGTAGAGATCCACGAGACAATCGACCGCACAAAGCTAAAGCTCGTCGGTGAACACCACGACGCGCTGCTTATGATCGTCCGCGACGGTTGCGACGACGACGTTCTTCCCCAGGTTATCAGGATCATCCGGACGCCCAGGCTCCTGAAGGTGTTCAAGATCAAGCTCGACATCCCGATGGAGGGTGAGGTCGAGATCGGCCCGTGGGGCAAAAAGGGCAACGTGAAATACGTCATTCCAGAAGAACGCAAAGCGGCGTAGACTTCGCAATCCCAGGAGAACAATTATGCCAAGCGTTTCGTACAGCGAGATCAAGCTCTACCGGAAGTGCCCGAGGGCACATCATTATCGGTACCGTGAGCATCTACGCCGCAAGCGGCCGAGCCGCCCCGCGTTCGTCGGGACGATCCTCCACGAGATGCTCGACGCCTACATCAAGGCGAAGCTGTACGACGGCTACTACCTCGATCCGTGGAAGGTCCTGCGACGAGTCAAGAAGGAGTGGAAGAGGCTCTTCAGGGAAGAGCAGGAGGAGTTCGGTGACGTACCGCTTACCTGCGAGCGGATCTTCGAGGGCTACCTGCGCCGCTATCGGCACGATAACCTCAAGTACATCGCGAGCGAGATCGCGATCATCGCCGACCTGACGCCCGACATCCGCCTGCTCTCGAAGCTCGACAAGATCGTAGAGGACAAGTCTGGCCGCCGGTTCCTCATGGATCACAAGTTCCACAAGGTCATGCCCGGCCCCGAAGAAAGGTTCTCGGATATCCAGACGGTGCTTTACTTCTGGAACTGGAACCAGACGCACCCGAGGGGTGACCAGCTCGATGGCATCATCTGGGACTACGGTCGGATGAAAGCGCCGACGGTCCCGGCCCTTCTGAAAAACGGCGAGCTATCGAAGCGCGCGAACATCGACACCGACGCACATACCTATCGCCAGGCAATCCAGGACAACGGGCTACGAGAGAAGCCCTATCGAGCGTTCCTCAAACACCTGGAAGGCAAGGAGCGCACTTTCTTTGAGCGCGTGTCTCTCCCGGCTCCGTCCAAGCGCATGATCCAGACGGTCGTGGAGGACGCGCGAGCCGACGCGGTTATCTTCAAGGCGCTCAGCAAGGAGAAGATCGCTCCCCGGCACATGAGTGGATTCAATTGCAAGACCTGCGACTATCGGACTGTCTGTGAGGCCGAGGTTCGTGGGCTGGACGCGGACTTCGTGAGGAAGCGCGATTACACGGTAGAAGACTTCCAAGGAGATTCCAAGAATGGCGAAGATTTCGAGTAAATTCAAACAGCGCGCGAAGCGGGTCAAGATCCCCGCTGTGGTCGCCGGTATCCAGAGCGTCGCCGACCTCCAGGAGAACCATGTCGCGATGTTCTACGGGAAGGCCGGAACGGGAAAGACCAAGACAGCCTCGACGTTTCCCGGCCCGATCCTCTTCCTCGACATCAACAACGAGAAGGGCCTGAAGACGGTCAGGAAGATGAAGGACGTAAAGGTCGCACAGGTTCGGACCTGGGACGACTTCATCGAGCTGTACTGGTGGCTCCGAGACGGGCAGGACTTCAAGACGATCGTTCTTGACCAGATCACAGGTCTTCAGGATCTGTGCATGAAAGCCGTCCGAGAGCACTTCCGGATGGACGAGGACGAACCGTTCCAGGGGTTCAAGAAGTGGGGTAAACTCTCGGGTGATATGAAGACCTGGCTCGGTAACTACCGCGAGCTTATCGACCTGTATAACGTGGTCTTCCTTGCCCACCTGCGCGAGTTCGGTGGCGAAGGGGACAACGAGGACAACGAGATCGACCCCTCGGTCTCGGCGCGTGTCCTACCCAGCGTCGGCTCCTACGTCGATGGAGCCTGCGACATCATCGGGCATACCTTTATCCGGATCATCAGAGAGAAGAAAAAGACCATGGGCAAGAAGCCCGAGCGCCGGATCGAGTATGCTATGCGTATCGGGCCTCACCCGAATTACGTAACCAAGATTCGACGACCTCCGGACGCCGGAAGGCTGCCAGAGTTCATCGTCGATCCCTCTTACCGGAAACTAGTGGCCATTGAGTCCGGTGAGATCATCAAAAGCAACGTTGCAAAGAAGGAGAAAGTAAATGGCAAGAAGCTCCGCAAAGCCCGTTAAGGGCAAGAAGAAAAAGAAGTCAGGCTCGGTCACCGTCAGTATGAAGGACGTGGAGTCCGGCGGGCGAACGATGCCCGACGGCCCGGCACACGCTCGCGTGGTCGAAGCCGAGCTGGGGGAGTCGTCCAACGGGAACGAGATGTTCACGTTGAAACTCGAAGTCACTCGGGGTAAGCTGAAGGCGACAATCTTCGACCACCTGGTCACGACGCCGAATGCTCTCTGGAAGCTCCGGAGTCTGCTCGAAGCGGCCGGGGTCGAAGTGCCAGAGGACGACATGACGATCTCCGAGGACGACCTGGTGGACCTCGAGTTCGACGTGGAAGTCACCAACGAGGAGTACGAGGGCAAGGATCGCCCGAAGATCACCGCGTATCTGCCGTCTGGCGAGGTGTCCGATGACGACACGGAGTCGGATGACGATGACGAGGACGATGAAGAGGACGAAGACGAAGAGGAGGATGAAGAAGAGGACGAAGACGAGGACGAAGACGAAGAAGAGGACGAGCCACCCAAGAAGAGCAAGAAGGCCGCCTCCAAGAAGCGTCCCGTCAAGGACGACGACGATGAAGAAGAGGAGGACGAGGACGACGACGATGACTCCGATGATGATGACGAAGAAGAGGAGTCAGACGACGAGGAAGAGGATGAGGATGACGAGGAGGAAGACGACGAGGATGACGAGGACGAAGCTCCCAAGTCCAAGAAGAAAACCTCCAAGAAGACCAAGTCCAAGCTCCGCGCCGGAGTGAAGGTGGCGTTCGAGGACGACAAGGGTCGCGCCAAGAAGGGCGTGATTACGTCGATCGACGGCGACACCATCTTCGTCGAAGACGCCAAGGGCGTCGAGTGGGAGCTGGAAGAGGACGAGATCGCACTCGTCTGATCCGTGATCCTGACGACTCTTCGTCCTGATCAAGTTGAAGCCCGGACCCGAGCACTGGCTCATCCGGGCTTCGCTTTACTTCCCGAGCAGAGGGTCGGCAAGTGCCTGATAGCCCTATCGGTCGCCGACGCTCGCAAGCCCGATGTTCTCGTAATCGTTTGCCCGAAGAAAGCCATTCGCGTCTGGAGAGAGCAGATGAAAGAGCATCTGCGCTTCGACTGGCCGTGCCAGAAGGCTATCGTTCACTACGAAGCCATGTGTCGATCCCCGAAAGATCGTCGCTGGTGGCGCAAACGATTTCGAGAGACCTGGGCCGACCAGACCGTTATGATCGTCGTAGACGAGGGCCACCGGATCAAAGGCCGGGGCTCGATGCAATCGCAGATGCTCAGGAGCGTCGGCAAGGTCTCGGAGTACAGGTTGTTGCTTACGGGCACGCCCGTTGATAAGGTGTTCGAGGACTCCTGGGCCATCATGGATTTCGTCCAGCCGGGCGCGCTCGGCGATACCTGGGACGAGTTCTCAGACGAGTATCTGAAGTTCGATACCAAGAAGAACGAGAAGCAACAGCGGTTCTATAAAGTCATCACAGGATACCGCAACACCAAGCGGCTCTCGCGGATCATCGGGAAGTACAGCTATCGTGTAACTCTAAAGGAGGCGCAGAAGCTATCCGGCCGCCGACCGTACCTCGTCAAGAGGCGCGTTGTCCGGTTCGACCTTAAGGCGGATACCCGGAGGGTCTACAACGAGCTAGAAACGGAGCTAGAGAGCGAGGTGAACCGCAAGAAAGTCAGCACGCCGCTCGTAGTCACGTTGGTGTCGAAGCTCCAACAACTCACCGGCGGCTTCCTGATCCACAAGGAACAGGTCTTTAACCGGGACGGGCTCCCCGTACTTACTCCTAGGGGAAAACCGAAATTTTTCAAAACAATCATTCCTGTTGGACGGGAAAAGCTATTAGAATTGGTCAAGGTCGTAAAACGGTTTCCCAAAGGCAAGAAGTTTGTCGTCTGTGTTCAGTATACCCACGAAGTTGACATTATCGGGCGTCAGCTCGAACGGCTCGGTAGGTCGTGGAAGAGACTGGACGGCCAAGAGTACTTCGACGGCACCTTCGATACCGACGCGATAGTGATGCAGGTAAAGTCCGGCGAGGCGGTGGATCTCGCTAAGGCCAAGACGTTTATCATGTATAGCTGGAACCATAGTAATATCGCCCACGAGCAGGCTAAGTTTCGGGTTCTCTCGTTCAAGAGCAAGGTTGTAGAGTACATCTACCTGATGGCGAACGAGAGCGTAGACGAGCAAATATACCAGGCCGTTAAGCGAAAGAAGAATCTCACCCGCCTGGTAATCGACAGATACCGCCGACGGAGAAGAAAGCGTGAAAATCTCAAAGGTACTCGAAGCCATAAAGGACGAGCTCAAAAAGCCGCTGCCTGAACCGAGAGTTGTAAGTGCGAAGAAAAGGAGAAAGAAGATGGCCAAGAAAGCAGCCCCTCAGGTCGATGACGAAGAGGACGAGGATCTCGACGAAGAGGTGGACGAGGCGGAAGACGAGGGTGACGAGGACGAGGACGAGGCTCCGGCCCCGAAGTCCAAGTCGAAGGGCAAGAAGGCAGCCAAGCCCGCCAAGGGCAAGGCGGCCAAGTCGGCCAAGAAGTCCAAGTCGAACGGCGACGATGACGAGGGCTTCGTGACTCTCCAGGATCTGGCGTCGGAAGCCGAGATCGAGCCCCAGTCGGCTCGTGTCAAGCTCCGCGACTCCGATCTGGAGAAGCCGGAGGGCGGGCGCTGGCGTTGGAAGGAGGGTTCCAAGGCCCTCAAGGACGCTCGCAAGGCACTCGGTCTCTAGTCCGCGTTGCGACGACGGTGTCTCGAATCCCACCGTCCGAGCATGTGCAAATCAAGCCGGGAAACCGCCCGTGATAGCCGGGACCCCTTTCAACCAAGGAGAAGATCATGGACCTGATCTCGTTAATCATCGTTCTGGCGGTGGTCGGTTTCGTCCTCTGGCTTGTAACCACCCTGATCCCGATGGACGCGACGGTCAAGAAAGTCATCGTCGCGGTCGTCTGCCTGATTCTTGTTCTCTGGGTCCTCCAAGCGGTCGTTCCCGGTATTGATTTCCACTTCGGGAGGATTCGCTAGGAGGTTCCATGCCCTCGCCCCCATCCGTAGGTTCCGCAACCACAAAGGTGTTACCAGGTATGAAGATCCAAGTCAAGGTCGTCCATCCCGTTCCGTCCGGAAGCCAGGCCCCGCTCGACCACTGGCGAATCAAGTGGAACGGTCCCGGTACGCTCGGCGCGTACACCCCGTCCCCGGATCAGCAGATGGCGGAGACAGTCGTCGACACCGGCCAGCTCAGCGGCGTCGATGGAGACCACTACACGGTCGCAGTCGAGTGGTTCGATACGTTCGGCCAGAAGTCAATTCTGGTTCTACCGACGGTGACTCTTCACGTAGACGCCAACCTCCCGGCCGCTCCCAGCGCCGGATCGGCGTCTCAGGTCGTCGTCCTGCCCTAGTTCGTTGGCCGAGACCAACCTCTGGACCTGGCTCAAGCCTTACTGCCCGCGCGGGCAATACACCCGCGTCGAGAACGGTGAGGTTGGGCCAGGTACCCCTGACGTTCATTACCGGGTCCCTGGTTGTACAGGTTGGATCGAGCTGAAGGACGCCCGCTCGAAGAACGCCAAGATTCCGTTTCCCAATCCCGATGTCGGCCTCCACAAGAGCCAGATCCGCTGGATCGGCGAGCATGTACTCTACGGTGGAACGGTTTGGATCGTCCCCCGGATCGGGAAACTGATTCTGTTTATCCCCGGCAAGTACTACAGCTCGTTTAATGGTGCAACGCTTACCCGTCTGCAGTTTCTCTCGAAACTGGCGATCGACATGACCGACCCCGCGCCGTCCCTCAAGAAACTCAAACAGCTACTGGAGACACCCCATGACCACCCGACCCTGCATGTATCTCGATCCGCGCCTAGTGGAAAGGTGCACCGAATGCGGTAGAACCGTTTCGTTGTGTGTCTGCGCCGAACCGAGCGACCGAGCCCACGCCCGTCTAACTTCTGAGCAGGGCAAGTACCTATCCCAGGTCTGGCTCGAGCTGTCGCAATGGCGGGGGCCACAGGATCACTTGCTTGAGAAGATTTTTCACGCTCTCGGCGAGATCAGCACGAAACTCGTGGACAACATGGACACACAGAACCCCTCTGAGTCCGAGATCCAACGCGATCTGGTGAAGGTCGGAGTGCTACTCACTCTCCTCGCGGCCGACGGAACGCCTGAATACTCCTACCCCAGTAGCTGAAAAATGTACAAAATGACGGCGGCGGACGCGCTATACTAAGGTCGTCCGCGCGGGACGTTCCTGCGCGCTGTGAAGGAGACGTAAGATGTCAGAGAAAGAGTTCAAGCGCCGAATCGCGAAGATGCGAAAGCACACAAAGGCGCTCAGGGAGATCGTACCAGCGTTACTCTCAGACGAGGCTTCGATCGACACGATCGAGGTCGAGCTGAATAACTTGGAACGACGGCGGGAAGATCCGGACGTGCAGGCGCTAGCGCACGCGATCCGGAAGGAGCCGAAGGCGGTGAACAAGAACGGATGAGCATTAAATGGAAAACATGCTCGTCCGGTTCATCCCGACGGACAGATCCTCGAAGCACGGGTGGGCAGGGAATAAGGCCGCCCTTTGCTTTCGAGGCGAGAAGAAGGCCCACTGCGTTGTCATCAAGGAGGCCGAGATCGGGACAGTCGATCTACCGATCGACGTAGTGGAAAAAAGTCGGATCGTACCCGATGTGATGGGGCAGGCTCTAGGTATCCCCTATCCACCGGCGAAGTTCGTCAAGCGGATTCTCGAAACGGGCAAGTTCATCACGCCCGAGGCTCGCGCCTTGATCCGCTCGCTCAACGGGAAGAAGGTTGCGCTTCCCGTAGCTCCCAAGCAGCGCAAGCTAGCAACCAGACCCGAGAAGGCACCCCTGAAGACCGCCGGAGCTGAGCTGATAATAGCTCTCGCGGCCGAATGGAAGCTGCCGACTCCAAAGCTCCGACGTTACCTCCGAGGCCAGGGACTCAATGCGCCCTACACCGACGAGAAGACTGTTAGGGCCGCCCTGAAGAAACTCAAGAAAGGAGGGAAGTAATGGCAAGAAAAAAGAGAAAATACGTCAGGCAGTCCACCGGCCCGTGCCGGATGGAATGCGGACGACCAGGATTCGGGGAAAGACATCTCTGCGACCCCTGTCGGAGTAGCATGTGTAGTATCTCCCTGAATAAGGACGAGGACTGGATGAACCGCAGGCTGGGGAACTTGAGTCTCTACTCCCAGCGGGTCGTCGCCGTTCTCGGACGCGAAGTAGAGTTCCAACATCTCAAGGAGACAGCCCGTGATAAAGGTAAGCGTCTTGGTTCAAAACATCGCACAGCTGGAGGGGTTAGTCGCTCAGCTAACCGTTCTCGATCTCAAACTCGGGGGACTAACAGTAGTTCCAGACGAGGACCGCCCACGGCCCTCCCCGGTACGAAGGCAGTCCACTAGCCCGAAGCGGACGAAGCACAGCAAGCGTCGGTCCTCGAAGATGACCGTGAAGCTGGCACCGCTCTCGCGTCACGTTCCGCCGCGAGCTATCGAGGCGCAGAAGGCGCTCGAAAAGCACTTCGGGAAGGACGACTTCCAGAAGGGTGAGGCCACGAGGGTCGTCCAGCAAGCTCTGGGGCTGAAGGGGAGAGCTACCGGGCTCGTCGCGAGGCTGATGGACGCGGGAGGTCTCGTCCAGGTTTGACGGGGAGGAAACTCTGGGGCCACGGACGGCCCGTTTTTAACCACTAACAGGAGACAGAAATGCAATTAGAAAGCGCACTCGCACCCGACGAGGTTCGGGCTCTCGGCCGACTCGTCTCGACGCCCGACGCCAAGAGGGCAATCGAGGCCAAGTTCCAGGTCGTTTCTCTCAGCAAGGTTCTCGAAGCCGGGGGATTCCACAAAATGGCGGGCGACCTGCCGGTGGAAATCTCCTACCGGGAGATGTTCGAGTCGGAGTGGCCTATCGGCCGACGCCGGAAGCAACAAGTCACCGCCGTCCCCAAGCTCGCGATCACGCCGTCGAAGGCTCACGAGGTTCAGTACCGGGGCGCGGGCAAGAACATGGTCTTCGCGACGGGGAACTGGGAGAAGGTCGTCCCATCGCGTTGGGAGATGGGAGTGAACGGCCCGCGCTTTACTGCGCAGGCTCCAATCGTCCCGGCCGAGGCGCGAGCCGTAGCCGAGCAGTACAAGTTCTGCCTCGTGCTCTGGGAGGCCGATTGGCAGCCGGTTCCGGTACCGCTCGGCGATCCGGCTATCCTGATCCCGCTGATCGGTGACCTCTATGCCGTCGGCGCGGTCTGGGATCTAACGGAGCTGGAGAAAGAGGTTCTCCGCAAGGCATTCGTCTAGGGGGAGGAGGGGCCAAGGACGGCCCCACTTTCTCAGGAGGTTGTATGTTTAAGTGGTTCCTCAACTTCTTCGGGATCCAAGTCGGCGGCCCCGAGAAGTCTCGTATGCCCCCGCCGGAAGAGTGGGAGCGTAAACAGCCGAGAGGCGTATCCCACCACGCGCCCTCTTCCGATCCTATCCATCACCGCTATGACCAGGGGCTCGGAAGCCTGGGAGGGGGCGGGCTAGGGCAAAAGGGGGAGGACGATGGAAGAGATTGACCTAGCCTTCCAGCAGTGGGCTAACCAGGCGCAGCCTATCGCGGCTATCGTGAGAGCGACGGGAGCTATGTCGCCTGAGAAGCTCGGGGTTATTCACTCACAACTCAAGCACGCCTTTACGCACGGGTATGCTCGAGGGGTAGCTCACGAGGTCGCGAAGTTCCCTCCACCCGATCCGCACCTAGGACCAGTACGATGACCAGCTATCAAATCGTGGACGCCCCGACCTGGGAGGCGCTGGAGAATCGGGTCCGAGATATCGTGGAGGCTCCCAACTCCACCATTAAGTGGTTACCCTGTGGGGGGCCGGTCTTCGCCTGGAAGTATATCGGCCCTGCTATAGAGTACACCTGGGTCCAGGCACTCTACCGTCCATAGGAGTAGGCCCTGGAGCCGAGACTCAGGGCTTTACTCTCTTCCGTAGGGACTCCAGACGGTCGGACGCCTCGAAGGCGGGCATCCCTGACGTCGCGAGCAAGGGATTGGCCCCGCGACCGGGCCTAGGGCGCACGTTGCCGGTCGGGGCGGGACGGGGTAGCGGTCTACCCGACAACGCCGAGCCCGGCCGCGCTCCTTTAGCGCCCGGCCGCTTCGCTAGGCCGCCCCTAGGTCGCGTCGCGCCCCCTAGGTCGCCGACCTTAGCCGTAGCGCCTAGGCTGCCGAGAGCCCCCCGTGGAGACGTAGGCCCGGTCTCCAACGGGTTCCTAACGGGTCCCCCAGAGGCACGGCGGATCTTCTTGCCCGTATCCGCTGCGTTGAACTCCTTGGCGACCTTGACCGGCGGACCCTTGATCCGATCCGGCTTCCAGCCGTGCGCGACGGCGGCCATGAGTCTTGCTTGTGCCTTGGATTTACTCGGCATTTTTCTCTCCGATCCATTTCATTACTTCGTCATAGAAGTCTTGCTGTATCCGGTTCTCGTGCTCGCGGATCTGCTCCCAGCTCTTTCCTGGCTTGAGCGGACCCATGTGCGCGTCGCGGAAGTTCCGAAACTCATTCCGCAACCTCTTCACCTCGGACGGAATGGGTCCGCCTCCCATCTCCTGCTGAATATCCTTGACCTTAATCGAGTCCGGCCAGTTATCCTGCTGGTGTAGCCAGGAGTTTAGCCGATTCAACTTCTTCTCGGTTGGGTCAGTCTCGGGCCACTTAAAAGACTCAGTGGGCGGCGGACCACCCTCGGGCTTGGGGCCGAGCACTCGATCCTGTAACCCCTGATAAATCTCCTTGAGGCGTTTCCGGACTGCATCCGGTCGGAACTGAGGCGGAATACTCTCGGGATCGCGAGCTGCCATGTTGTCCAGCTCCTCCGAGTCCTCGCTCTGAAGAAGATCGTGGACCTCCTTCCTCTCGGCCGGAGTCAAGAGCTTGGCGATACGAGGACCGCCAGGGCCATTCTCGGGATCGCCGGTTCGGTAAACGTCCCAGTCCTCCATAAGCCGCCCAGTCTTTCTGGCCCAGTCTTTGTACTCCTGAGATACTCGGGGCCAGTCGCCGGTCTGCTTGTAATTGTGAAAAGCGTGGAGGGCGTCGAGCATGTTGGTAACGTAGCCGCCGTGGTAGTCGACATCGTCGTCGCCGCCAAGATCGTAGTGCTCCCAGGGATCGACCTCGCCCAGTCTCTTGCGATGAATCTTGACGAGATCCGACATGTCGAGCCACTCGGAGATCCGATTACTCTCGTCCTCGATTCTCTTGGCCCCCTCGGGATCGAAATGGATAGTCCCATCCTCGTCCTGCCAAGTACCGTTCTCCTTCATCATCTGCTCGAATTTCGGTTTGATCGAACCAAAGCCCTCCTCGTGCGGCCAACCGTGATCGGTATCACCACCCTCGAGCGAATCACGGAGATTCGTTGCCCACCAGTAACCCGAAGTCTCGGCATAGTCGGAGGCCGACTGTCGCAAGAAGCCTTCCAGCTCCTCGGGGTCGATCGCCATGGACTGCGATTTCATTTGCACCGGATGGAAGTCGTGGAGGAAATCCCAATCCTCGAAGCGCGGCCGAACCTCGTTAGGCAACCATCGACGATAGCCATATTCCCCGGCGAGCTTCTCTAGCTCGTCTTCCCAGGCGATGGCCTTTTCCATGATAGGAGCCTCAAATTTCTTGTTTGCTTCCCACCACTCTGCCGTTTGTGGAGGCGCGATCTTGTCTGTCTCCGCGACGGCCTGATCGAGGGCCTGCTGGAACTCTCGAAGTTTTGCCTGGACCCCCTCACTACCAGGAATCCTCTTGAGAGTCTCGTGTGCTCCCTCCCAGTTCGCGTCGTCCGCCTCTTGCGTAATGTCGGCGAGGATGCCCTCAAACTCGGAACGACTGGCGGGAATCCGGTTTTCCACCTCGCTCTGCAGACGATCCTGAAGCGTCTTCCGGGCTTGCTCTACCGGCTGTCCCGATTCGGTAGCATACTCCTGGAGCAGACGCTCGGCGCGCTCTTTCTCATACTTCGCGCCCTCGGGGTGATACTCTGGGTCGAGAATCTTGGGAACGTCCTGGGGACGAAGCGGGAATGTGTAATGACCATCCCGAATGCGATCGGACAGCCCCCGGAACTCAGACAGCACACGCTCGAGATGGTCGTCGCCTTCCTGAGTATCGCCGAGTTCGTTCAGAGGGGCACGGCGATAGTCGATGCCAAACTCCGTAATTGTCCCACTGGGATCGTAGTCGGGATCGCCGTCGGACAAAGCATTCCTGAGCGCGTCTCTGGCGTGCTTCGGTGTAATGCCCCAAGCCGACCGCTCGTATCCTTCACGATCATTCAGCCGCGCGATAAATCCCATCAGATCCGGTTTCTCAGTCACAGTACTTTCTCCTAGCTTAGAAAGCTCTAGGCTACTCGTAACTGGATCCAGAAGCGACTCAAGATTCAGTTTAACCGGGCTCATCAAGGAGGCCGCGCCCCTAGCGGCGCTTTTCAGGAACGTCCGCCGACTCAGCGGCATATCCGTGATCTGCGTCGGCTCCGGGGGTTTTGGAGCAGGCGCGGCCTCGCCAGCCATCTGTTTCAGGTCTTCGAGCGTCGGTGTGATATCGGTAGTGGCGGGCGGGAGATCCGCCGACGGCTCGACGGGAACCATCTCCTTGCCCGAGCCCGTCAGCTCGGGAGCCTCGCGGAACATACCCTCGATCGACTTGCGAAGTTCCATCAGGCTAGGCGGCTTGATTCGGCCGCCCTTGGCGTACTTCTGCGGCTCCGGCTGCTCGTCCTGTCCCGAGTTCAGCATCGTCGCACCGGCACCGACCGTCCAGAGCGATACACCCGCCTTCTTGATCTTCTCGCGGATCTCAGGAGTGAGCTTGATCGCGGGGAAGGTCTTGTCCTGAACGACTCGCGACTCCTCATGCGCGAGCTGGAGATCGACTAGATCGCGGATCTGCCCGGCGACATGGTAGGCCAGATCGGGATTTCCTTTCCACCGGCCATCCATGATGTTGATCAGATCCTCATTCGCCAGCTCCCACGAGCGCTTTGCGTTCCGCTGGATCCAGGGGCTGTCGAGAAGATCGGCCATGATCCGGGCCGCAGCCTCGTCGTCGAACTGAGCCGGTATGGCCGTCTCTTTTACTCTCCCTGGTCTCGGAATGAACTCAGGCTTGTATAGAAAATTCTGGACGTCATCGCCGTTCTCGAGTCCAAGGGTCCGCATGGTCTCGCCGCGCACGTCCTTCTCAGTCACGTTCATCGGGGCCGTGATCTGCGTGATCTCCGCGCCGTACTGCTTCGCGAGCTTCTTCATCTCCGACGGATAGATGGTATCGTACATATACGACATGCCGCTGTCCTCCGAGTCGGAGTCCTCGTGCATGCCGTAACGCTCTCGCTGGTCTTTGCCGGTGACCATGGCGACATAGTCTTCATCGTTGTTCGCGGCGTTCAGCAGTTGCTTCTTTAGCTCTAGCCGCGCGTAGTCGGCCGGATCTTTGAACGGCGCGTCGGGCGAGCCGGTCATACGGCGGCCGAGAGCGCTCAGTCTCTCCTCCTTGTCAGGGGTCCAACCGCGACGCTCCAGAGACAGCCTCTCTAGCTTGTCCGCTTCGTGTTCGAGACGAGAGCGCTCCTTCAGGACGGTATAGTCATCGGAGGAGATCAACGTGTCGTTGTCATCCGTCCAATAGCCGGTCGCCGCCATCTCGTTGGCTTTGTCGCGTATCTTTCGGTATTGGGCGTACTCGTCGTCGGTCAATGCCCCCATGGTGTCTTCGTAGGCACTCTCACGCTCCTTGGCGAGAGCCTTGTGCTCTTTCGACATCTCCGGAGTGAAGTAACCTCGACGCCCGGCAATTGCCTTCAGCTTAGCTTGCAATTCAGCGAAGCGGGCCGCTTGCTCTGGCGTAAACTTTGACTCGTCCGTATATCCGTGTCGATGCGAGATTTCGGCGGCGGCCAGATCAGCGTATTCCCTCTGCTCCTCGTTTGACAGATCGAGGACCGACGTAGGGGCGGGCTGCGCGGCTCTCTGGTGAAGGTCCGACTGGATCTCCTCGACCAGCCGCATCTTCTCGCCGCTCGGCAGCTGGTGCGAGCTAGTACGAGCCCAGGACAGCGTATCGGGGTCGAAATGATTCCCGTAGTTCAGGACTTCGGGCATCCGGGTGATCGACTCCTGGTAAGTCGATCCTGGCGACGTATGCGAGAGACGGCTACCGAACTGCCACTCCTCGTCTCGGCTGGGTCCGTAGTGAGCGGCCTCTAGCTTGAACCTCTGCTCTTTTTTCGGTTGCGAGCGATCATACAGATCGTCCAGTTTCTTCTGGATCTCCGCATACTTCTCATCAAACTGGCCTTTCGAGGCAGCTTGGTCTAGCCCGCGCCCCTCGGAAAGATCCGAGTCGCCTACAGTCAGCCCGAACCTCGGGCGAGACAGCTCCAGGTCGAAGAGAAGGTCCGCCTTGGTCCGGGGCTGAGGATAGATGTGCGGCTCAGGATCGGGTGTCAGAGACGGCGCGATGGTATAATCCAGCTCCTCCTTTTTGAGCGGGAACTGAACGCCCTCGCGAGTGAACATGCGGCCTGGCTTGAGGTAGTTCTGCCACTCAGCGGTCGGAGCCTCCTCGAAAGGCGCACCCTCGATTAGTTTGCGCAGCGTAGAGAACATGCCCTTCTGCGGAGCAAAGGACTCGTTGTACTCCTTAGTGACGTCACGAAGTGCCCCGAGTTTGATCCTCCCGCCCTTGGCATGACCAGGGATGTGAACCGGAGGGATCGAGTTGTCCACCTCGGGCTGCTGCTGAGGACCGCCGATCCGAGTCATTATCTCGGTGAGCCGCTTGATAGCCTCGTCCGGATCGACCTCTCCGTGCTCGAGCTTCCACTTCAGCGAGTCGAACTCGTCCAGGTCCTCATCGCGCATGTAGGACAGACCCGTACCGAACCCAGTACCGCTCGCGTAGTTGTACAGGGATGGTTCTACCATCGGGCTGAAGAACTCGATCCCCGCACGAGGAACCAGAGTCGTGGCCTGAGCCGCTCTACCAACGACGGGGCCGAGAGCCGCGCGGGCTTTCTCACCGGCGATCCGGAACGGGGCCTTGAGCTTGGCGAACGAACCTTCCGGCACAGGCAACTGGCCGAGCATCGACCCGGCCGCGTCCAGCATATAATCCTCGGTGCTCGACGGCGGCGGATAGTCCAGGCGATCCCGCATGAAGGTCTCGACCGCTTTGGTATTCTCAACCGCTTGCTGAGACTGCGGCCAGTTCGACATGTCGTAGCCGAGTGCCTCGCCGAGCCAAGCCGGTATAGCGATCAGCTCGTCCGCGATCTCGGGCCGAGTCATGTGCATCGGATCTTTGGCGAAGAACTCAACCTCGCCGGTATCCGGATTAACCGACTGGTAAGACTTGAGGATGTTTCCCGCCAGCCGACGAACCTTCACGGGACCACGTGCCTTTGCTCCCGCGAGGTCTTGCTGATACTGCGCGTACTCCTCGGGAGACATCCGGCTGATGTCCTCGGTCGAGGGGCCGCCCATTCCAGGCAAGAACCGACCTAGACGGTCGGCCCAAGCCTTCAGCTCATCTAGTGCTTCGCTCATGGCGTGGCGGGCTCCGGCTCCTCGGGCTCAGGGTCGTGGCCGAAGAGAGTCTTGAGACCCGCGCCAATTGCCGCTACGCCCGCTGCCCTCGGAACTCGGCTGCGGAGTAGGCGCGGTGCGGAGCGCGCGAAGGCGTCCATCTCCTTTGGATCGTTCCTCTGCAGGATCTCCAGAACTCGGGAGGATTCCGCCTGAGTCATCGCGGGCCGGTCGCGCATGATACGGAGGAACCAACCGAGCGGCGAGATGGAGAACCGGAAGCCAGCGGCTCGCTTGGCTGCGTACTCGAGCGGCGTCTGACGCTCCTTCTCGGTCGTCAGCCGGATGTTCTCTCCGCGATCCACGAGACTTCGGCCCGTCCGGAACATCTCAGCTTCCTGCCTGAGAGCCTCCTGGAAGTTGGCGAACTCACTCGGCTTGTCGAAGAGGGGCTCCAGTTGTTTCATCAGGGCCGGTGATCCCGCGATCCTCTGAGCCGCGTTGAAGTTCTGCGACGACGACTTGTCCATCAGGTCGTACAGACGCTGGGCTACGCCGGTCTTAGCCGCGTTCTTCTCGTAGAACGACATCTTGCTGACCGTGTCTGCGATCTCGTCCGGATTGAGCTTGTCGAACTTCATACCCCACTTCAGAGCGTCCTTGACCTCGAGGTCGCCAGCGTATTGCTGCCGGGCCGCCTTGTACTCGGGCGGGGCCATAGCGTCGAGCCGGTCGGTGAACATCTTCCGGAGCGGCCGCAGAACGGTGTTGCTGAACTCGGTCCCGTCCTCCTTGCCGCGTTCCTCCTGGTCGATGAGCGTGTCGAAGCCCTTGCGGATGTAATCGTAGAACTCCAGCGACGGCTTCTGGACCAGACCGCTGACCGGATTCTCCTTGCCGATCTTTCGACCGGGGACGTTGAGATAGAACCGCATCGCCCACTGAAGAGCCTTCTGGCCTTCCGGGGTGTCGATGATCTCGTTCAGCATCTGATCCTGCGGTAGGCCCGGTGCCTTCGCGTAGGCTTGCTGGAAAATCGGCTCGGCCTTGGTCTGCAGGTTCTTCTGGAGCTGCTTGCTGTAGTCGTATGCCGGATAGGGCTTCATCCCCTTATTGATCTGCGCGTTCGTGCGCTCGCGCGATCCTTCGACCTTTGCGCGAAGCGCGTCCAGGGCGGTATCTGCGTCCTCGCCGCCGGTGGCGATCGCTCGCTCGGTCAACGCCTGAAGACCGGGCTTGTCTACGTCGAGCAGCTGCATCGGAACGCCCAGGCGGTTCGCCCGCTTGACGTCGCTCGCGATCGTGTTCGCCTCCTGGACCGGGTTCTTGGCACCGCGAGTCGCCGCCTTCATCACCAGACGCTCGGCGTTGCCCTTCCGGTCGATCTGCCGGGCGAGCGCCGTGAGCATCGCCTCGGCTCCGAGTCCCGCCGTTCCACCGACACCCGCGTCAACCAGGAGAGAGGCCGGGCTCTGTTTCCAAGTTGAGGCCAGGCTATCCAGGAAACTGGAGTCTTCCTGAGGGTCCGGGTTGTCCATGACGGGGCCGCCCTCTTGGAAACGGCGACGCACCCGGCCGCCTTTCGCATGGCGCTGGGCGTTGTGGTACCGCTGTCTCTCGCTCTCATCCAAGAACAAAGTCGGGTCCGCGCCGAGCGACGCCTTGGCCGCCGGGGACAAATCGTCGTCTCCACCGCCCGCGTCGGGATGCGCCCTGTCCTTTCCCCGACCGATGTTCTCTGGAACATAGAAATCGTTTATGTCGTAAGTGGTCTTGCCCTTAAACCCGTAGAGCGTGTGGTGCGTGTTGAACCAGTCGGCCATCGCGACCTTGTTCTTGTACGCCTCCTCCATCTGTGTGACGAGATAGTTGAGGCGACGAGCGTTACGCCACTCCTCCAGGCGCGGGTTGAAAACTCGATTGAGCAGGTTCGTTCCCTCGCGCTCCGTGAACTGCGCGCCTAGGATCGGCCGCAGAGAACGCTGAACCGTCTGCTCGATCATGTTCCGAACGTCGGAGCCCTCGGGCCAGACGATGTCCTGGATACCTCGACCGATGTATGGAATGGACTCGACGGTCCCGACGTAGGGGCCGGAAAGAGTGTCGCTGTGTCCGGGCTTCGACAGCTGGTCGTAAGCGAACTTGAGCGTCGAGAGACCCTGAGCCGCCTGCGCCGAACCGCCGCCGATGAACTCGTTGTGCTCCTTGACATAATCCCGGTCCAGTGCCTTTGCCGCTTCGACTTCCGGATTGACCGACTTGACATTACCCTGGCCCGTCTGCTTTCCCAGCTCCTTGAGCGAGTACTCGGCCAGACGCCCGCTGAGCGTCTGTCGGATTTTCTCCAACGCCAGCTCGGCATTCAGCTCCGGGGTCTGTAGGCCCGCCTCTTCCAGGTCGATGCCGGTTAGGCCCGCGTCGCGAGCACGCTCGAACGCTCCTTTCTCGGCCAGGGGTTTGCGAATGGCCTCGAAGACGTTCGACGCCGTTTCGCCTAGCGCCCCGGTCTTGGTCGGCTGGCCCAGAGCCCCGGCGGCCGCCAGTAGAGCGTCCCCGGTGTTGTAGTGCTGTGCTACGAGCCGCCGCCGAGCGGTTTCCAAAGCCTTGCGGTAGTCCTCCTGCTGACCTCGTAGCTTTTGGAGGACGGGCGTGTCGCCGACATCTCTCCCCTGGCTGTCGAGGATACCTTGGAGGATCTGCCTCGCGTAGTTCTGGGCCTCGGGAGTCGAGGTCATGTTCTGCGTAATCTGCGACAGCAGAATCGTCATGGGGTCCGCCGTTTGCCCCAAGACGCCGAGAGCGCCACCGCTCGTGTCGGTGTCGTCCCCGATGTCCGCCTCGCCGCCTTCTTGATATCTACGCCGCATAAGCATACCTCAGGTTACCACCGCGTGCATACCGACGAGTCCGACCACCTTTCTTCATATAAGCACGGGGGTCGATGCTTCCGTCGCCTGTGTTCATGTTCTGACCCTTGAAGAGCGAGAGTAGCCCGCCGACGCCCGTGGCCAGAGATCCGAGCTGCGCGAGACCCGACGGCTGGAAGCTCGTTCCCGGCGCACTCGTCGCCCGCGTGACCGCCTGATCGGACGGTAGCTGGTTCGGTAGACCCGCCATCCAGCTGAGCTGCGTCTTCGGGTAATCCCGCTGAGCGAGAAAGTCCTGGTAAGCCGTATCCAGGTTCGACTGTTCCTGCTTCTGGATCGTATCGCCGACGGTACCGAGCGCGCCCGCGCCTCGGAGCTGCGCCGACTGAAGAGCCGTGCCGAGATTCCCCTGCGTGGTCTTATCCGTATTCGCCAGCTGCCCGGCGACGGCCGAGAGGTTTCCAGCTCTCGACGCATCTTGGTTAAAGATGTTCGCGGAGTCGGTGTAGCCCTGGGCGAGAGCCGCGAGATTCTGCGCCTGAAGGCCCTCAGCCAGATCCCGCGTACCCCGATCGGCCTCACGTAGATATGCCGACGACCGCACGTCCTGGCCACCCGCGCCGCCGAACGTCCGAGCTAGGCTAGGCAGCAGCTTCTCGTTGAGCGCCCGATCCGTGAGCTGTGCAGCTCGACTTGTGACGTTCTCCATGTAGGGGTTCATGTACCTCGACACTTGGTCGGGCCACTGCTGTCCCGCCGTCGCCATGTACGGTGCGGCCGTCTGGAGAGCGCCTGGAGCGTTGATTGCTCCTTGGATTACGTTCGGCCCTTGATTGACCGTCCCGCGTACCAGATCCATGCCCGCGGTCTGGTCTTCGTTGAGACCGGCGATCCGCTGACCGGGATAGGGTTGGTACGGTGTCTGGCCGACCGCATTCGCCTGCGAGAGAACTCCTCGGCTGTAATCGGACAGCCACGTCGGAAGGGTGTTTGCCCCCGACGTATAGGAGTTGGCGGCCGGTGCCGGCTTACCACCAAAAAGGAAACTGAGTAGGCTCATGCTATTCTCCCACCGCTAGATCGGTGTCTCCACGTTCCAACGCATTTTCGAGCTTGTCGGCGAACTCTGTCAGTTCCTTTACCGGCCCGCCCTCTGCCTTCTTGATCTTGCCCTGGATCGCGGCTACCCGCGCCTGGGCTTCGACTAGACCACCCCGCGCCTTGACCAGCTCGAGCTTCGGCTTGGGCTGCTGGTTGTACGGATCGGTCCCCTCCGTAATCCCTAGCCGCTTTCTCTCCTGCGCGGCCGCATCTTGCGCCTGCGAGTACGCCTCGATCATGCGCTTGATCTGGTCGAGCTTCATCGCTCGCTCTTCCAGAGTAGGTTTCGGGATACCCCCGCGAATCACTCTCAGATCCACGTCTCCACCCTTCGCCTTCTGTGTCGGCGGGGTATTCAGGATTCCGTTGAGCCAGGCCCGATACTTTTCCAAGTCCTCGGGTGATAGTTTTGAGAGATCCAGAGGCTGTGACTTATCGAGAACTGTCGACAGCCGTTCGAGGTTGCTCGGCGGCAACGGCAGCGACGCTACCGGCGGACGCGCGGGGCGCAGTATCGGCCGAATGCGGCCGCCCCTGGCTCGCTTAGCAAAAGCCTGAGCCTCGCGTTCGGTGATCTGTGAGCCGATCACCTGTTTGAGCTTCTCGAGTGCCAAGCGAGATCGTAGCACTGAGCCAACGTCGTCGGCGTAAGTTCCCTCAGCATTCGGGAGCGGCGCGGGACGGTTCGAGTTAGGCGGCGGCAGATCCGTCACGCCGAGCTGTGGATTCTCGCTGACCTCGCCTCCCTCGGCCTTGCGCGCACCACTGGGCAGATATGCCTCGGGGGCCTTTGCATCCGGACTGAACTTTCCTTTCGCCAGGGCTGCGCCCTTATGCTTGCGAAGGTTCGCTCGCATTTGGTCCAGCCGTCGCGCACCCTCGTCCAGAGAACCGTCGCCGAGCATGGCGACAGTCTCTGCGTCCATGACGTACTCGCCGTCGCTGAGTAGAGCGTCAATCTTATCGTCCCGCCCACTACCAGGCCCACGAACGTCTCCTCCCCCGGCGTGTCCGGGGACTAGCTTGTCATCGAAGAACTTGAACTCACCGGCCGGGCTCTCGCCGTAATGGCGAAGGTCCTGAGTCGGCCTATTCACCGTCCGCTGGAAATCGAGAGGTATCAGCGGCTGTGTCATCGACGCCGGTAGGGGCGGCATCGAAGCTTGCTTGTTCGCCTTCGAGTTGGCATAGAGCCCGGCGAGCGCGCCTAGGCTAGCGCCCGCGATCTTGCCCCAGGCCGGGGTCCCCGCGCTGTTCGTGAAGATACCCGCGAGGTTCGAGAGTGTTCCGGCATCCGACTGCTGCCCTTGCTGAGGGTTAGCGGCGTCTCCGAACGTCGAGAGTGCCTTGCCCCAGTTGACCGAGCCGTCCGGATTCATGATCGCTCCCTTCAAGCCGCCGAGCCATCCGGTATTGGCTACTCCAGGACCGACGCCGAACTCTGCAACGTCACCGGCAATCGGTAATGCGGAGGTGAGCGGGGTTCCGGCTGCGACTCCTGCCTCAGCGGCTAGTGCATCTGCTCCCCCGCCGAGAGTTGAGAGCGCGCCGCTTGCCTCTGGCAGGAAGGTCGATTCGCCCGCTACAGCCGTCGCTGGAGCGCCCAGGAAACTCTCGGAGTCCGACGCGATGTTCCCGGCACTACCGGCCGCTCCTGCCGCTGAGAGTAGGCCGCCGGTGACGCCTCCAGCGAGCGCCAGGCCGAGACCCGTGAGCCCCTTACGCTTGAAAGCGTTCATCTCGTGCTGGGCGTCCTGGACGTAGGTCACATCCTGGCCGTTCTCGTTGAGCTGGCCGGGTTTGTACGGTTTCCCCGAGCCATCAACCATTGGCTGTCCGGTCGTATCGTGCATCCACTGCCTCGACGCAGGATCGTAAGTATAGCCGGGGTACGGTCCCGTCTTACCTGCGTTCTGTGCGGCGATCAGGTCCCTGGAAGCCTGCGATTGATTCGCCGGCCCCCAGCCCGCGTAGGCCGCCCAAGGGTCCTGCCGAACCTGATCCAAAGCGCCTTGATAGTCGGTCATCTTTGTTTCACCAGATACATCACTTGGTTAAAACGATCGGCCCAACTCTTCCAGTCTTCATACTGGAACGGATCGGGAACCTGCGGCTGAAAGAGACGAGCATGAACCGCCCAGTCCTTCCACTTCTCCTCCGCTTCGAGTTTCATCGGAGGAATCACGTGTGCAAATAAGCCCGCGGTTTGGTCGAACCACTCGCGGGCGCTGATGTTGTTCGTGAAGACGATCACTGCGTGATTCTCCCGTCCGACGGCTCGATATGGCCTAGCGTCTCGCCGAGCTGATAGTCTCCGTCCACTTCGTTCGACTCGAACTTCAGGCTCAGCAGGCGGTAAGTGTCCTTCAGCGGAACCGTCTGGTCCTGTGCGTCGGTCGCCGTGTCAGGGAACGTTACCGAGGTGCCATCAAGCACCGTAGCCCTCGCGTTGGCGCGGCCCCTGACCGTTACCGTTAGATCTCCCGTCTGCACGAAGTCTGGCTCCGTTCGCTCGATCCGCAGCGCCTTGTTCTGCGCCCCCTGGTCCGCGCCGATCAAAGAGAACTCATGGGTCTCGAAGTGGGAGGGGATGGGCTGAGTATCCCCATTCCGTACCCTATTCGTCCCGGTCTCATGTTGCCAGAGGTCGTACCCGTCCACTGTCTGCTCCGCTCCAGTGAGTAGAGGCTTATTGAAAACCTTCGGGTAAAGCCCGTCTGTTCTCCCTTGGTCCGGCAGCTGCGTATCGTACCAGAAACCGCTCCGGACGTTATAGATGATCGCGTGCGTGCACTCCGTCGCTGAGCCGCGCGGGTAGCACCACCAGATCTCTCCGAAGCGCGGCACCTTGAACGCGAAGACCTTCTGCCTCTGCGCGAAGTTCAGGCCATCGAAGAAGTAGTTAATGTTCATGTCGTTCGGTATCTCACGAACGACGCCATTGTACATCAGAAAGCGGTCCACGCCCGGCCAGTAGAACACGCCGTCATATTCGATCACGCCCCGACTTGACAGGATGGAGGTGTCGTCGGTGAGCGTATCGAAGTTCCAGAGATTCGTCGCGGGATCGTTAAAGGTCATTTGGAGTAACGAGTCGAGTGACCAGAGGAGCGCGGCCGGAACTCCTGCACCCCGAATGCGCTTCCCGCAGATGATCTTCTGGCCCGTCGGGTTCGCGGAGGCCAGAGTCGCTGTGGTGACGTCGTTCGGATCACTCCACTGAACCAGGCCGTCCGTCCCGAAGCTCACGAGATAGTTACCAACCTGTAGGATGCCGCCGCTAACCGGGTCCTGCCCCGAGACAACGAGAAGACCTGCAGCCGTAACTACGCCGTAGAAAATGTCGGTGTCGGTCTGAGACGAGATATCCATATTCGGCGCAGCATGAGCGACGATCACCGTTCCCAGACCGACGTTGAAAATCACCTCAGTCTGCCAGATGTTGTTCGGGTCGGCGACTAGACCGGCTGGAGTCCGGTCGTTTGTGGCCGTAAGCGAGCCCGCCGCGTTGAAGACTCTCTGCTGGAACTGACTCTCGCTACCGACGTGAACATACTGGGAAGCGTTCGCCGAGAATGAGTTGATCCCGTAGACCTTCTCTGGCAGGTTGACGACCGTCGCGAGCGTCCCGCCGATCTTCCTAGGCTTACCGCGCTGGAAACGACACCACTGAACGTCGTTGTAGTAGTCACGCTCGAACCGAGTGCCATCCCTCTGGCAACCCGGCTTCGAGAGAATCTTGATTGGCTGTAGCATTAGCTCGCCCTGCCCTCGCACGCGAAGTAGGATTGGATACCGGCACCGGCGCGAACCGTGCTGCCGATACCGGCCGAGCCGTCCGCGATGAACGTCATCTCGAAGTAGTCACCGGCCGTGACGGAGAGCCATCCGGTATCTATCGAGTAGCAGAACTCGACGCCGCCAGTCGAGGTCAACGAGATCGTGAAATCCATCTGGCGAATGGTGGTCGCGCCGTTCTTCTTGATCTTCAGCAGGACTCCGGTGTACGGGTTGCCCGCGTTGTCGAACAGGACATCGAGTTGACCCCAGAACCGCGCGAAAGTGATTCCGGACGGAACAGTAAGTCTCGAGTTGTTGACCGCGTTATCGTGCCAGCCGCCTTGGTCCGTCGTCTCCGAGGCCCAAGCCATGGTCGTCTCGACGTTGTCCGCGACCGATTGATCCGCACTCTTGCAGACGGTCGCGGCACTGATCGCGACGCCGAGATTGGTCCGAGCGGCCGCCGCTGTAGCGGCTCCGGTACCTCCCAGCGCAATCGGAGCAATTGCCGTCAGGGGGTCCCCGTTCGCCGCGACGACGTTGATTCCGTCGCAGTAGACGATGGCTGCGTAACCTTGGGGGATAGCTACGCCCGTGCCCGCGTTCGTCTTTACTGTGAGCGTGAAGGCGCCGGTCGTGTTGTTTGCGACCCAGTATTGCTGCGCCGACGTGGGAACGACGACGTTCCGATTCCCGGTCAGAACGCCCGTAAACTCGTAAGTGATTCGGTTAAGCTCACCGCCTGAAAGGGTGTAGTCTCCCGCCGCGCCGCCGACGTTGATTGAAACATGATCGAAGACACCAGACGTAGTGGCCGAAAACCCGATCAGGTAATAGTCCGTACCGTCGGTTATAACCAGAGCCGACTCGGTGGCCTGGAAGGTTTTGGAGGCCGCGCCGTCGATCAGCCCCGCCGCCGGAGTAACCGTGAGGTTTCCCGTGCCGGCGTTCCGAATGTAAACGAACCAGTCGGCCCCCACCGTCGCCGGATCTGGCAGGTTGAGGGCTCCCACGCCGCCGTTCCAGACGAACGCCTTGGCTCGATCCGCATCGACCACGTTGATTGGCGTGACGTTCGTGACCGTCGGCGCGACCTTGACGTTAAGTGTCGTTGTGATCGCTTTAAGGCCCGCCCCGGCTAGCGCGGCCGCGACGGCGGACGAAGCGCCTGTGCCGAATTGGAAGGTCCTCCAGACCCCCGCCTGGGTAGTATTGCTGTCGAGATAGAACTGCCAGACCTCTCCAGACGCAACCGAGCCGATGACGTTACCGGCATTGTCCTTGATCGAGAGGGTATTCGCGCCGACATTATTAATCAGGGTAGATTGACCCTGCGTCGCCTGTCGAGCGTCTGGCATCGTGAGTGCTAGGCCCGCATTGGGTGTGACTTGGATGATGTCGGCGAAAACCGAATCACCGGGCAGCGCTTGCTCCACCGGCCACGCCAGCGTAAGATTCGCCGTCAGCGTCAGCTTGAGGAGGGTCAGCTGGGCCGGGAAAATGGTCTGGCCGCCGAAAACGTCTGTGTAGGACATTCCTAGGTCTCCTTACGAACCGGAAGGTTGTCGGCGATCCGGAGTAGGTCTTGGCCACTGAGGGACTGGAGCTGGTCCTGGTAGAAAGCCTGCCAGGTTGGAATCCGCTCGTCGTTCTTCAGGTACGGTGTGCAATAGAGCAGCGTACCGTAGAGCAACGCCTGTGGGGCGTAGTCGGTCCAGAAGTTCGTCTGGTTCGTGTCGTCGAGGAGAGGCAGGAGCTGCCAGTAGATAACCTCGAAAGGGTAGTCCTGATCCGGCGTCGGAGCGAACAACCAATGATTCTGGTCGTAGTCCGCGTAGAACCCCGGAACATCGGTCAACTCGGTGTTCGGCCAGAGAGCCCGCAGGTACTCGTACTGGCGCGGAAACATCGGAGTCCGTTCCTGATTGGGTGGGGTCCCGACCCCGAAGTTGATCGAGGTCGTGGACCGCCACCTATTGGGCTTCTGGTAAACCGAGACACCGGCCGACATCGTATCGGTCACGACGTTCTTTGTCCCGAGGATTCGGAACTTCGTGGCCAGATCTCGCTCCGTGTTGTTGATGAGCGTCGGCAGCTGGTCGAAGACCTGCGTGTCGAGAGACCCACCCCGCTCGATGTACGAGCGGAGGTCCGTGAGGAGCGAGGCATACGTCATTGACACCGACATGTCGGTCTCCCGTGGTTACGGCTGCGGATCGAGCTTCTGCTCGCCCGAAGTGTCCTTCTTCGGATCGGCCGCCGGAGCCGGAGCCTGCTTGCCCTTCTTCCGATTGACCTTGACGCTCTCGACCACCTTCTCGCCGTCCTTGACGACCTTCACGACTTCGGCGGCTCGCTGAACCATCGCCTCCCAGAGACCCTTCGGGGGATTGCCGTGGTTAGCCGCGATCACGGCGATGTCCTCCACCAGCTGATCGACCGCCTCCTCATCCGCACCGACCGCATCTGCGAGCCAGTGAAGGATCTTCGAGCCGCGCGCGATCCCGAGATTGCTGCCTCCGCCCAGAGCTGGGCTATCGAGCATGGTCCCGACTTGATGTAACGCTGTTTCGAGCTTGTCCATAGTTTCTCCTTGTTAAAGTAGATTCCTCAGATCGTCCCACCAGCCGAGGAAATGGCCGGTGAAGAACACGAATGTAGCAATCAGAATCGCCGGGCCGCCTTTGAAGCGTAGCCGACGGTTCCCCGCTTGGAAGAATGCGCTGACGTAGGCACTCAGATTCGCCCGTTTCCCCGGATGTGACTTGTTCCACTTGAGCGTGTAGAACTCGAACAGGAGCATAGCGGCGATCAGGAACGCCCAGATGAACATGGCCCAGGGGACGGTCCAGTTCATGGAGTTGGAGGCGTCGCCGGGCCAGAGGAAGGCATCTTATCGACGCCATTAACCTTGTCGCTCAAACTCCACTCGTTCTTGGCTCGAAGAATCCAGAGCACGACGCCGACCAGGGCCATCAGGAGACCTCCGAGGGTCGCGGGCATCAGGTGCACGAATGTCGCGATGAGCATAACAAAGTCGATACCATCCTTAGTCGAGAGCCATGTCTGAACCGCGCCGAGGATTACGACCGCACCTCCCGCCTGTAGCTGTGTGCTCCTGAGCCAAGCTCGCGCCTTGAGGAGCATCCGAAGTTCTTGAAAGATTTTCATGCTAGCCCTCCACTATTTCGATGTGATCCAGATCTTTGAAGTTCTCATCTCTCGTGCGACCGTCTAAGGACCAGTCCCCACCCCACCGTAACTTGACCCCTTGCTCTTCCCCTATCCGGATGAGGTATCCGGCGAGTAGAGCGAAGGCCGGTATATCTTTCCAGTCGATCTTCACCTGCGGGAAATACGGTGCGAAGTCTACCGCAAGAGAAGGCGAAGCGTTATGCTTGGAGTTCGGCCAATCGAGCTGCGACTTCCCAGTGATGAACGCTTCGTGCTGCTCCTCCTGATTCCGAGCACCGACCAAGATCGTGATGTCCTTTTGTTTTATAGCCTCTACAAACACATTCTGTAGTCTCTGGTCCGCCGTCCGGAGACGAGAGAGACTCAGAGGCGAGAAGGACGGCATTAGGTTTCGTCCTCATCCAGGGCTGGAAGCACCGGGCTTGACGGAAGGTCGATGCCGAGTTTCTGGCCTACGAGAATCACCTTCAAGTTCAAAGCCCCTGCCATGTCACGGATCGAATGCTCGGTCCTCGCCCGACGCTTCTCATAGGACTCAATCTTGGAGTCGATCCGAGTCAGGAAGTTGGTATTCTCCTTGTGCATGCCTAGGAGCCCCTTCTCCATCTTCTCAAGACGCTTCTCCAATTCCTGTTCCATTTTCTCTAGCCGCCTCTCCAGCTCCTCTCGTGTTACGATCGTGCGTTCCAGGGCCGCGATACGATCCAAGCCGTCGTCGAAGCGACGGACATCACGACGACCAAACCAGGCGATGAGGCCGACTACGACCCCTACTGCGCCCAGAACTAGATCCTTGAACGTCCAATCCGCTTCCATGTCTCCCCACTTTGTGCTCTTAAACTCTACAAGGGATATGCTATCGTCCATGACGGAAGTCCAGCCGTGCCAGAAGAACCAAACGAGCCGTTACAATTTAGATCGGCCGCTGCTGTAACCGGGCGAATGCTAAAGGTCCCCGTCGTGAAAACCTCGAAACACGAGTTGTTTGTTAGAACCGAGTTCCGATTGACGGGCACCCCGTAGACGAATCGGTTTCCAGCCGGTCGGATCGAAGTCGGCATGGGGTTGGAGGTATCCTGGAAGGCCACGGCGTCATTCGTACAAGTGAAGTCCGCCGTTCCGGACATCGTCACGACGTTCCCCTGTCTCTTCCAAGTCACGGTTTGACTCGGAGTGGTCGTGCAGCCGGTGTCGTAGTTGACTGTGAAAGACCCAGATTCCGGAGTCATGTCGACGTTGCCGGAAGTTCCGCCGTTCAACGTCGCTGCCCAGATGGTGACGGTGGACGGAGCCTGGAGTCTGATCTGCGATGCACTTGTATTCGCGATCAGATCCACCCTCGAAGACGCGCCGGTAATGTCCACGTAAGAGAAGCCACCAGCAGTCAGCGCGAGGTGATCGGCTCCGAGATTGAACATTCCGGTATTAGCGTCACCGGAGAACTGGAAACTGGCGTCGTTAACCGTACCGACTCCGGCGATGACCGCGCCAGCGACCGTCAGCTTGTCAGTTGCCTTGTCGTACGTGAGCCCGGCGTCTCCACCGAACGCCGAGCTATCGTTGAATTGAACCTGCGTGTTCGATCCGCCAGGCGAACTTCCCGCACCATAAGGCCCGACCGTAGCGCCATTGATACGAGCAAACAGACCGGCCGTCGTTGTCCAGAGATCACCGTTACTCGGCGTACCCGGAGCGGTGCCATGGGGGAGATTGAGTCCGGCCCCCTGAATGGCATTGCTCGCCCTCGTCTTCAGCAGGCTGTTCCCCGTGCTGATGAATGTGCTGGCGACGAGATCCAGCTCGCCGTTTGAAGACAGCGCGATGTTCGTCCCGCCGCTATCGAAGGTCAGACCCCCGGACAAGCTCTCGATATCCACCCCGTCGCCGTACATCAGCGTGAAGTCGATATTGGTTCCGGTATTGGTCCAACTGAACGGGGATCGAGAGGCGTGGCCCACGTCGCAAACCACACTCGGATCGCTCTCTGCATCGGACAGTTGACAGAATCCCGCGAAGCCGTTCTCGGTGTGGAAGACGGTTTTCTTCTGGTTGGCCGACGCGCCTGTGTTGTTCAGGGTTAGAAAGGATAGTCCGGATCGCGCGATATTCAGGTTAGTGATCTGGAGGATCTGCGACGCCTTGGCATACACAAGCCCGGCATCACCACCGAAGGCTCCGCTGTCGTTGAATTGGACGTAGGTATCCATCCCGCCGGGACTCCCACCCGCAGAGAAAGGGCCAACGGTACCTCCATTGATTCGGGCGAATAGACCGGCGGTGGTAGTCCAAACATCCCCGTCCACGGGAGACGTGGGTGCGGTACCGGCCGGGAGATTGAGTCCGGCTCCTCCAAGTGCCGAAGCTGCCGTGCTCAATTTCCCCGTTACGGACACGGTATCGGCGAGGGTAAGCGTTCCCGTCGAATTGAGAACGTTCCCCCTCAGATCGCTCTGCTGATTGACCTGAATATTATTGAAGATGGTCGGGGTCTGTGCCCAGGCCCAGTCGAGACCGATGGCGATCCCGAACCCGAGAAGCAAGTATTGTAGTTTCTTCAGCATAGCGTCCTCCTATCCGACGCGAGTCCAGCGGGCTGCAGCGGCACTGTAAAGGAACGTCGCACTCCAGCCTTGATCCAGGATGATGTCTCCATTCGCTGCGAAGCGATTCGCGGCTGATGAACCAGCGTTCTCCACCAGCAGCGTAATGTCGTTGGCTGCGACGTTTGTAACGATCAAATATCTCCCGTCGGTGCCACCCGCCAGGCCGGTGATGGTTGCCGATCCGGCGGCCGTCAACTCGAGCCTTACTACGTCGGTGAGATCCGGAGCCCAGTTATCTGTATTACCGGCCAATACGGCCACGGCGCGTTTGGCGGTAAAGGCTAATGCCCCTCCCCCGACCAAGGCGGCAATATCTGCCGTCGTGGTCCGCTTCGTGACCCCTACCTGATCCACAACGACCTTTTCCGTCCCGTCGAGAGGATCGGCCGCGCCTAGCTGCGGGATCGTTACCAGGTCGAGTATGGATACTGCTGTCATTGTGTCGGCTCCCCTGAGACGGCGATGGCGGCCCCGCCGCTGGTCACGATGATCGTAAAGGGCGTGTTGGTGGCGATCGCGAAGCCGGTGTCGTCGTTCCCACCGTCCAGAGGCTCGTCTGGTCGCGTGAAGGGCAGGGCGATATTCTCCGTCTGCCGAGCGGGCAGCCGGTAGGGATCGAGTACATCTAGGTCAGCCAGACAGACTCGAAGACCCGGTGAGTTCGGGTCGGGATGCAACTGGTCAAGCGGAAACTTCTCGTGGCATCGGTCACAGAGACCGATACCGAAGTTTGCGTGGCCGCTAGGGTCTAACCACTCACTCATGGCTTACGGGTGGTTGAAACCCGGCTCCGTTCGTTTGTTCCAACTCGCGCACCAATCGTCATCGTCTACGATGGCCCAGACGGCCTTGGGTAACTTGGCTCCAGTTCCCGGTGTGACGATGATCGCCGGAACAGGAGGAGAGAACCGGCACTCCAGAGGAGCGCTCGGATCGGACGCGGGGCGAATACCCCATCGACAGTTCATACAGGTGTTCTGATTGCTCATGATGTATATGGCCTTATGTTAGGTGTGATCGTCGTCGGCGAATCGTCGCTCTCGCCATCCCACATGTCTCTGCCCTCTGTATCTGCCTGATTTAGGATCAAGGTAATCAGGTTGGGGTCCGTTACTTCCGGATCGGCGAGAGCTAGATCTGCGGCGAGGCGAGCCATAACGGCCAGATAGTCGCTCTGGCGTAGCTCGATCTCCTGCACCATCGTCCCTACGTCCTCGATCTGCCGGTGAAGGTACCCGACGAGGTTCCAGAGCCTCGACTGCTCGTTCGGCGTCGGCCAGAGAGTAATGATCGGCTGCTCCCTCTGTCGATCGAACCAGTACTGCGACGGCTGGCTCTGGAGGAACTTGTTTGGCAGGCTCGAGTAGTCGTCCCGGTTCAGCGGAGCGAGATTCACCTCGGTCGGCGTGTTCGCGAAGACCAGCTCGGTGACGTTCAGAGTAGTCGTCGCCCCGGCTTGCAGACGGTAGTAGGCGTGCTCCTCGACGCCCTCGACATCGAACCACTGCCACTCGCCCGCGACCACGGCTTGATCCGTAGCCGTATAGATCGTCGTGAACGCGATACCGTCGTCCGAGACCTGAATCGTATAGCTCCAGGTACCCGAAGCGTTCGGCAAGATACCGAACATTGGTATGGCGGTCGCCGAGTCGTACTGGAGCTGGATCCAGCCGTTCGGTACCACCTGCGTGCACGCGGTCGAAAAATCTCCGTCGAACGCATTCGCCGCAGTGCCGCTGGACGAGGAAGCGGTACCTGACGGTCGCATGGTCCGACGGAGATTCAAGTCGAGGACCTCGACGGTCCCAATAGGCGTCGGCACCGAATACTCGGCCAGGTAGATTGGCAGGATCGTTTTCTGGATGCACCAAAGAGGAATCCCCCTGTTCGCCATCGCCGACAAGCGCAGGAACAAGAGGTCGTTTGCAACCTCGATCCGTTCGGAGGTGATCTTCTCGCGAAGGATCTTGCAACGCCCGTAGGCGTTGTCAATCATCTTCCGCGTGTTGAAGCGGGTAGTCCCGACAGTCCCCGAAGTAGCCACGTTTGTCTCTCCTGAAACATTCGGTCTACTTCGTACAGCCGACCAGAATTAAGTGGATGCCGCTTACCTGAGGTCGATTAGCAGCCCTTTAGGCCCTTGTGGCCTTTCGGAGCCGGATAGTTCACGTGCTCCTTGACGACCTCTTTGGCGATCTTCCGCATGCCGCCCTTGGACGCCTTGACCGGGCCGCCCATGGCGCGCTTGACCTTTCCGCCCCGACGCATCCCGTCTGAGTCGGAGTCGCCATTCGCGTCGCCGTCCGAGTCGAAGTCACCGGCCGGGAAGCGAGCCCCATGGAAGACCTTGGTCTTCATTTTGTGTTTGACTCGTCCGCCCTTCCTCAGACCCAGCTCCTTCATCTGCCGGTCGCGCTGGTTCTTGAGCGTGTCGACGGTGCTCCCCTTGGGATTCACCTGGATCGTGTCCTTTTTGGGAGGATTCTGCGGAGGAGGAGCCTGTGCCAGCTCCTTGTCGCGAACCGCATCGGCCTCCTTCTGGGTAAACTGACCACCGAGGACGCTCTTCAGCTTGTCGATGATCCCGCCTTCGGCTTTGCGGACCTTCCCGCCGCGCGCGAACCGCTGAGGCTTCGCACGCTCGTGCGGCCGCACCATGACCGTACTTCGGTCACTGGCCGAGCCCGTGAACCCGAAGGAGCTGGGATACTCGAAGTCCTTGACGTATCTGGGTCCTGGCATATTGATCTCCTTAGAAGCTGCTGATTCGGATCCAGGAACCGGCGTACACCTTCGTGTTCGTCGGGGCGTTGGTCGTCGTCTGCGCCCATTGAAGCGCGACCGTACCGCTGCCGGTTAGGGTCCAGACGCCCGAGAAGTGACAGTAACTGTCATTCGTCGTGTTGAGAACTCCGGCGAGGCTGACCGTGCTGTCGGATAGGAAAGCCGCGTTATTCTGCCCGATCGTGGTTGTACCACCCTGGATACAGAGCATCTGGACGAACGGGTTATTGCTCTCGGTGCCGCCGCTTCGGATGCTCGCCCGCATGCCGGCCGTGGCGTCGGAGGCAATCTTCAGTACCCCCTCCACCATGTAGTTCCCGGCGGCGACGCTCGCGATAGTCAGGTCTGGGTCATCGGAGACGGTGTTGTTGTTTCTCGTCGTCGTGGCGGTCTTCATCACCGTCGTGGACGTAAACGAGCTGGAAGGAGCCGCCCAGGTGCCGTCGCCTCTCCAGAACGTCGAGCTGGACGCGCTCGTACCAGAGTTCAGGTTGGTGACCGGGAGGTTGCCCGTTACACCGTTCGCGAGGTTGACCTGACCCCACGCCGGATTGTTACTCGAGCCTGTATTGGTCAGGTACCGAGTCGCCGTCGTGTTCTTGTTCAGGGTGGCGATCGTGTTGGCGGCCGACGAGTAGAAAATGTCTCCCTGGACGTTCGTCGGAAGGTTGCCGCCCCTGTTCCCGCCTTCGGGGCCGCCGCCATTCTGGCCGAGCGAGCTGCCCAGCCAGGCGAGTGCAATCAGACCGGACGCGAGCAGTGTCGCGCCGAGTTTCGTTCGAATGCTCATTACTGTGTCCCCTGCTGGATGACTTGAAATTCGACGACGCCCGCGCTACCGGCCGCCGTATTGAGACGAACTGCCTTGACGGGGTTCACCAAGCTACCTTTCGAGCTGGCAACTGCCGCTGTGATATCGGCGTCGTTCCACCAGGTGATGGTACTCGGATCGCCCGCCGGTTGGCCAGGGTAGTTCGTATTGGCCGGGGCGTACTTCAGGAACACGTCGTCAAACGTGTACTGAGCCGTGAAAGTCGCCGCGCCCGACTTCAGGATAGCTGCGAGCATGACGTTGAAGTTCGGGACGTACTGATCGAGTGGGATCGGCTCGCCCTGAGTAACTCCGTTGACGCCGACCGAGACCGTCTCTCCCGCGCCACCCGCAACGTCTGCCGTGATCGACGTAACGGTGAGGTAGTACTTGGTCGAGTTGGCGACGACGGCGTTCGGCCCTGCGATGACCTCGCTCTGGACGTTCCCGTGGAGATCCGTGCCTGTGAGAGTGAAGTTGATTCCCGTCAGATCGTCGCCGGCACCCGGAGTGAACTGGATCTGGTGGGGGGTCGTGAATGTCGCTACCCCGCCGACGACTAGTGCGCCGGTCATGGTCAACGCGGCTCCACCGCCGGCGATCGCTTGGTCTAGCGAGATACCGTCGGCGTCGGTGACAGCCGTGTACGTTCGATAAATTGGACGCATTTCTGTCCTCCGGAGAGGTAGGCGGCCCGAAGGCCGCCCACGGTGATTACATCTCTTGGATCAGGAGCGCCCGGTCGATCCACATGGACCGAGCGTTCGCGTCACCATTCTGAACCGCGAAGGACAGAGTCAGCGCCTCGTCGTCGCAGAAGCTGGCGGAGCCGGGGTTCATGTAACCCGCGACCACGTTGTTCAGCGCGCCGTAGAGCCGACCGTCCGTCACGCCCTGACCGTCCCAGAAGAAGTCCAGGGTCATGGCGTTGGTGAGCAGTCCAGAAGCCGGAAGCGTCCCGACGAGCGCCGTCCCGACCGCGAGTGTGGCCTCGGTGGCGTTCTTGCAGGCCACGAGATTGATCGTGGTGCTGCCGTCCGACTTGCGGAAGAAGAACCCATCCGAAACGGCGAGCGGCGTCGTGTCGGTGATCTGAAGACCGGCGATGAAGTCCACCTGGGTGTCCTCGCTGACGCCGATGACGAACCGGGCCCAGAACTTCTTGGCCGGATCGAGTAACCAGGCTTCGCCGGTAATGCCAGCCGCGACCCGTTGGATCGCGTTGAGATCGTCGTCGGCCGCCGTGTTGACCAGCGCGATGATACCACCGTTGCCGGGGTTCGCGATGGCCTGCGTGGCGCCCGCCTGCGTCTCCGTCACCGTCCATTGCGCGGCGGTGAACTCGAAGAACTCGTCGTTGAATTGATGATAACCGAGATTGACCGGGAACGGTAGTGCGCCGCCGAAAATGCTGTTCTCGGCTTGGTTGACGACACCGTTCGGAAAACGAGTGACTGAAAGGCTATTGAGAGGCATGTGATTCTCCAGTTCGCGTTTGAAGAAAAACCGGCCCCGGTTTCACGTCCCAGGGCCGGAAGTTTTTACCACACAGAAGATACTTGTTGCTGACCTAGAGGCCCGGAGTCCCCCAGTTGTCGCGCGGATCGGTCCAGCCCGGAATATACCGCTCGGTGGACTTGTACCGCATGCTGTCGGTCTCGAAGTCTCCCTCCATCGCCTTCTGGAGGGTCCTGCGCATCATGAGCTGCACGCCCCGCTGGACGTTCCCGTTCTGGATCCACCAGGCCGTGGTCGAGGTGACGCGGCTGAGAACCGCGACGCCCTGCGACAGCAGGCCCATGGACTTGATCGGGTTGAGGTCGTTGTTGGCAGCGCCGGTGCGCAGCACAGATCGAACGATCACCTCCGCTTGGAACATGTTGCTGGGACTGACGATAAACTTCACCGGGTTGAGCCGGATCTTCTTGCCGTTGTTGTCGACGGCGCTTCGGATCTGGATCAACATCTGCTCGGCCGAGGTCTGCGAGAGGGCCGCCGGGGTCGTCAGGAGATTCGAGAACGTGCCCGCCGCAATCGGATGCGACGCGCTGTTCATCGAAACGCCATCACCGCCAGGGTAGGAAGCGTTGAACGCGCGGTTGAAGATCTGCGCGACCAGCGTCTCCTTGGTTTCGATCATCGACTGAGCGAGATGCTCGGAGAAGATCTTGCCGATGGAGATGTGATCTCCGTCCTCGACAAGGACCCTCGTGAGCGCGAACGCCAAGCCGAAGACCTTGTACAGGTACCGCTGACGGAACAGCTCGCCGCCCTGGCCGTAGGTGATCGGGTTGCCGTCGGGCACTTCGGGCGCGGCGTTGAAGCCGTACAGAACCGGCTCCTCGTGATACGCGCGCGGAATGCCTTTCCGCTCCTTGCACACCTGCGTCCACTCGTCGGATCGCTGGTCGTAGATACCATCGAAAACCTCGTTCAGGATCGGCTCGACGATCGACCTGAAGTCGGTACTGCGCATGGGGTTTGCCATGGTTTTCTGCCTCCTTCAGGTTGATTAGAAGCCGGCCACGTCGGCGACGAACTGGTTCTCGGAGATCCGAACGAGCACGGTCGGGTACGTATCGCCCCAATCGTTGTCCGGTCCCGGCACCAGGCCGACGACCTGTAGACCGGCGTTGGCCGCTGCCGAAGCAACGTCCAAGCCCATCGACGCGAGTCCCGTGACCGAGTTACCGGACAACGCGGCCCAGTCGTACTGTTGCCCGACCGCAGCGATCGTCAGAGTGGCGTTCGCTTGGATCTGGTACAGATACTGGTACGAGAAGTCCATGGTGATCCAGCACCGGGAGACCGTGTTCGAAAACAGCGTCGTTGACGCCAACCAACGGTTGGCATAGCGAGGCCGACCCTCGGCGTCGATGTATTCGACACCCTGGAACACCCCCGTGGCCCGAGCACCCGCCGCCGCTGCGGTAACGAAACCGTTCGCGTCGATGGTGACCGGATAGCCCTGGTAGATGTTCGTCGCGTACCCCGATTGAATCTGACCCAGCGGACCCGGACGGACCGTGCCGAACGGGGAATACGCCGGAACCAAACCCTGCGGGGTGAACGTGCTTGACATCGTTCTGACTCCTTGAGAGAAGGTTACGAGTCCTTTCAGCGCTCGCCGTAGAGCTTACGGAACTTGGGCGCTGGAAGGTCCTGGATGATATCCTCGACACCTTCCTCCCGCTCGACCTTGATGCGGCGACCGGCCCGACCGTGGGCACCAGCTCGCATTTGATCTTCCACGGCGTTGTATGCCTCGGAGAGCTTTTCCTCCTCCTGGATAGGCGCGTCGTGGTGAGCTTCTTTCATGTACATCTGAAAGAGATGCAGGGGCAACTTGAAGGCCAACATCTCGTTGACGCCGATCATGCCGGCGTACTCACCCGTCTTGAGCGACAACGACTCGAAACCAGGCACCTCGGAAGGCTTGATGGGCTCGTAGCCCATGCGCATCCGCGCCGGGATCGTGTCGGACTGGTGCTTCGTGGTCAGCCAAATGACGTGATACCCCTTGATCTTTGGAAGGTTGGGTAGGATCGACGTATACATGGACATGCGGAACTCGTTCAGTCTCTCCTGATCGTCCAGCTCGCGACGATCCTCCGCCCTGATCGAGTCAGAGCGACGATCCCTGCGTGCTTTGCTACCGAGTCTCGCGTCGTTCAGCTTGCGTGCCATCGTGGGCTCCTGCTAAAGTGAATCTAGTTCTTAGTTAACCAAATCGGGGTGCTGGTCGTCCCACTCTTTGTACTTCTGCAAGTACTTGTTTCTGAGCTTGGGATCGTCCCAGACACCGGCTTCCTTGAGCGCGGCGATTCGCTCGCGACTCAGGTGCACTTCGTTCGAGCCGAGATCCCGCCCTGGGCCGCCGGTTCGGAACCGGGGTCCACCAGTCTTGGGTTTCGGCTTGCCGCCCTTCTTGGGTTTCGGCTTCTCGTCCTCTTCATCCTCGTCGTCGGCGACATCCTCGACATCCTCGTCTTCGTCGTCGGTGTCGTCCTTGGCTTTCTTCTTGACCTTGAAACGATGCGGAATGAGCGCCTTGGCGCGCTTCGTGACCTCGTCCCAGTACTCCTCGGTCATCGGATCGTAGCCTTCTTGGGCTACCTGCTGGTCGATGAGACTGACGACCTTCGAGTCCAGGTCACGGTTTTGGAAATCGTACCAGGAGTTCTTCTGGTGCCACTTCTGGGCCTGGGCGACGACGCGGGGATTGGCAGGCGGTGGCTTGTGCTCCTTGCCCTCCTTATCCTCCTCGTCCATCGAGACCCGCGAGGTTTCCAGGTCCTTGAGATGGTCTCTCCACTCGTCGCGGATACGGGTGGCCTCGGCCGCCTCGTCTCCCTTCTGGTTGGTGATGGCATCCGCGATGACGGTCTCTGCCTTCTTGATGATTCCCTTCGCCTGCGCGATACGTTGATCGAGGTTCGATTTCTCGACAGCCCCGATCCGCTCGTCAGTTCCCTTGAGTGTCTCGGCGAGCTTGCGCTCCAGCGCCTCGTTGCGCTTCTCCAGGAAGTCGCGCTCCAGCCTCAGCCGTGCTTCGGCTTCCTTCTTGCGCTGACGCCGAGACTTGTGTGAGGTCCGCCGTTGGTCCTCTTCATCATTCTCGTCCGAAGCACCGAGCCTCTTGTCCTCGGGCTCCTCCTCGTCGCTCTCGTCCTCTTCCTCGTCCTTGTCGTGCCCGTTGGCCCCTGCGGCCACCTTCTTTTTCTTGGGCTCCGTATCGACTGTCTCCATGGCGACCTGCTCGCCCGTCGGAGGCACATCCAGATCATCCTCGTGATCCGTCACGATGGTGAGGGCCTCGCCCTCATCCTCGTCCTTGTCCTTCTTGTCTTCTTTGTCTTTTGCCATGGGGAACTACACCTCGTGGGGTTTACTTGAGATAAGCGACCATCTCTAGCGGGTCGCCTGTGATCTTGCCAACCAGATCGACGTCACGGAAAAGAACGAACAGGGCGGGGTCGGTGGAGTTGGGCACTCGGACTTCCCATCGGTCGCCGCCATACTTGGGCACGCGAACGAAGTCGCCTTCCTTGCACCACTGCAGCTCTGGCCATGGCTGAAGAGTATCTCGGTTGTGAAACGCTACGGGGCCTAGGGAGATGACTTTAGCAACCTGAGTGTTCCATAACTCGGCGTCACGGGACTCTTCTGGAACAAAGATCCCGCCTTTCGTGCGCGTCATCGGTGTCCGGATCTGCACCAGAACCTTATCCCCGAAGGGAATCAGGCCTGGATCCACGTCCGGAAAGGCGTCCTCGATGGAGCCATAATCCAGCGTGGAGCTACCCAGCTCCGATATCTTCAGCGCCCTACTCGTCTCTGTCATCTTCTTCTGCCTCGAGTATCTCTTCAATCCACTGCTCTACGAGATCAAAGGCCACCTGCTTGCCGTGCGCTCTCCCGAACTCGAAACTCGTGCCTTTGCCCGGTTCCTGAACGTCCTTGAGAGCGTGATTGACCTTTTCACTCTTCAGCCTGGTCAAAAGTTTGTCGAGCAAGACTCTACTCCTACCGGACCACGCCTGTAAAGGTGGCTAGCCCTTCTCTCCGAGTAGAGACTCCGTACTATGGGGGGTGCTCTGTGCACCATCCGCGCCTTCCCCGAAGTCCGTCTCCTTGGGCTCTTTGCCCTTGTACTTGTCCGTCTGCTGAGACGGTGTACCCGTCATCGCGTTCTCTTTGTGGTAATTGACTGGATCGCTCATGCGTTTTCTCCTCCTACCATATTGTGGGGCTTTTAACATAGGGACCAGGTCTCTGGAGAATCATAGCGTTGTCAGGCTCGGTTAACCTTCCTGACCTATTTTTTACGACTGCCCGAGGGATTTGGATTACTTCCCGTTCCGGTAGCGACGCTTGCCTTCTCCTTTGACCTTATTTCAGCCGCTGCAATCCGAAGTGCCGACAGGTTGTCCTGTGTGTTCCGGCGTTCCTCCGAATCCAGGCGTTCAGCGGTACGCCCATCCTCAGCACGTTCCTGCCTGTCGATCTCATCGAGCCGAGCAGCTAGCTCTTGAGCCGTCCGAGCATCCTCGCGCGCTTGTTGGAGAGCCATTCGCCGATCCTCGGCCGAAAGGGTTGCGAACTCCTGCTCCTGCTCGGCCTGACGGGCCTCGCGTTCCGCAGTGAGGTCGATAATCTTGTGTTGATCGCTTTGCTGGAGCTTCTGGCCTGCCAACTGCGCCTTCTGCTCGTCGGCCTGCGCCTTCCGCTTCGTCTCGGCCATCTTGTTCGGGTCGATCGGCATCTGCGGGTTCGGTGGCGTGAACTTGTCGAGCAGAGCCTGAGCTTGCGTAATAACCGGCGGCAGAGTGCCGAGAGCAAACCGCGCCTTCTGCATGACGAGACCACTGGCCGCAGCCAGCGTAAGATCCAGCTCTTTCTTCGTGCCGTGATCCTTCTGCCGAATCATCTGCGACATGCCTTCGTCGTCCAGCTGGGCGGCGTCCCTGGTCGCCTCGTAGAACTGCTGCGCGTACCAAAGGACGATGTGCTCCTTCATGTGTCCCAGCGCCGGGCCGAGATACGTCGAGGCGATGATTGGATTCTGCCCGAAGAATGGACTCATCATGAAATCGACCATGACTTTGAGATGTGCCAGGTGGTTCTGCTCGGGGAAGGCGACAACCGGACGGCCGAGAGCCATCGCGACGTTCTCGTTGACCTGATTCATCTCCTCCGGCTGCGGCTCGGCGACCAAGAACCGCTCGGGGTTTGGTACCTTGGCACGCTCTAGGAGGAACAGCTCGGTCTCACGAGTATTGTAGACCTGCGGGAGCGCGGCCGCGCGATCTGCTATGATCTGCGCCTGCGCGATCCTTTGAACGTCGCTGAAAATCTCGGGATCGGCTGTCGGTATGCAATCCAGCGGTCCCTCGAAGTCCGACCGATGCGCCAGAACCTCGCCCACGTCGTTCTTCAGATCCTCCTCGGTGAGATACATCCGGTCGATCCGGTGAAGGATGCGGATGACATAGGACATCGAGTGGAAGAGACGAAGGTGGATGGCCGACATCACCTTCATGCCTTCCTCGATCAGCGCCAGGGTTGTGCCGACCGGGAGATTGGAGTTGTCCTCCGAGAGCTTGTCGAGCGCGACGTGAAGAGTCTGCCGGCCGGTATCCGTGAGGAAACCGAGTAGCTGGAACAGGACCTCGCTTGGCGGATTGAACGGAACGGGCATCAGGAGTTTTCGGATGTCCTGGTCTGCTGCGACGCCGCCCTTGACCTCGATGACCTGTGTGGCGTTGATCGTCGTCGATTGACCGGCGAAGTTCGCGCCCTTCAGGCGAGCCATCGTCGGAATGTTCTGGATATGCGCCGAGTCGAGCAGTGCGCGTAGCGCCCCGGTAGCCGCGCCCGCGAGCGATCCGACGGCCTGGCCGAGTCCGATACCCTGCGCACCGCGCCAGTACCAGAAGACCCACTCGACCATCCACTGCATACGCTCCTGGTCGTCGTCCTTCTCCTCCCAGTTCCGCACGATCGACAGAACCTTCTTGGTTCGTTGATCGACGGAAATCAGATACGGCGCTGAGCCGCGCTCGGGCTCCAGGTACTCGTGCGTGGAGATTTCGCAGACCGTGCGTAGACCGTCGGCGTTGTCCGGCGCGATCTCCTTGCCCTCGACCTTGTCCGATGCTTTCTTGGGACCAGTCTCCTCGGGTAACTGCGAACCCTGCGGCGCGGGCTTCTCGCCGATCTTCTCGACCTTTGCGATGGTCTCGATGTCGCGGTACATGCCCTCCTTGGTGCGTATGTCAAACTCTTCCTGCGTGACCGGCTCCCAATAGCATTGCCGTTCCGCTGTGTAGTAGTTCGACGCCGCTGAGGGGATCGTCACGTAGTCGATTGGAATGAATGTCGGGACCGGCCGACGCTTGCGCTTGGAGAAGTCCGGAACGAGCCGCATATACATCGCGCCGCCAAGAGGCAGCTGCGTGAGGAGCTGTTCCAGCTCGGAGCGGAACTCGGGCATCTGGTACACCAGCTGCCAATTCATGAACTCCTTCTTGCGT